GCATCGCAAATCCCCTCGCAGCCAGTTATCTGGCTGCGCCAATGATTCTGGTCGACAACAAGAACACAGCTCAGGTCAGCAGCATTAATGTCCTCAGTTACGCCGTGGTTTCCACCAAGTAGCAGGATATCGTTATATGGCAAAGCTCACCACCGAACAGCGCAAGCGGATGCCGGGGAGCGAATTCGCTCTGCCTGGCAAAGAGTACCCGATCGAGGACGAAGAGCACGGCCGGAAGGCGATCCAACTCGGCAAGCGCGCAGAAAACGCCGGCACCTTGAGCCCCAGTGAGTATGCCGAGGTAAAGGACAAGGTGCACGATCGATACCCAGACATCGGAAGCAAGTCGCCGGCCGGAAAAGCCGTGGCGGCACATCGCCAGAAACGGGCGAAGAAGGAGCGTTAAATCATGGCATCAAAGACTCGCATCATTGACGTTCCTGCAACAGGCGGAACTGGGGTGGACATACTGGCAACCAGGCCCGTGCGCCGTTATATCGTGCGCGAGAGCATATTCAAAGCTGATGGTGTGACCAAGAACGCTGCATTTCAAGGCTTCAATGTCACCGACAAGACGCCAGCTAATGTGCCTAGCGGTGCCAATGGACCCAAGGTGCAGATTCCGCCATCGGCTGCCGGCGTCGAACCTCCAAAATTCGTTGTTCCGGAGGAATCCGATGCCAGCTTCCACGAGAATCACGGCATCGTCATTGCCAATGGTCCGAGCATCAACATCGGCGTTGGTGTTGGCGCTGCGCAACCACTGTGTAATGTCGAATCGGCGACTGCGATAGGTACCTCCATCGAAGTAGTGGAAATCTATTAGCCAAGTATTACCCGGTTGTTACTCATCGCCGAAAGGAGATGAGGAGGACAGAGCGGGCATCCGGGGAACATTTCGCAATACCAGCCATGCTCAATCTTCCATTTGTCTCACGAGGCCGTTACGAGGACCTCAAGGCCGAAGTGTCGGAACTTAAGATGGAGCGCCAGCAGTTGCTTGACCGCGTTGAGGAACTCACGCGACTGCTTGCTATCGCGGAGGCCAATGTGAACACCCAGCGCCACGTGCCGACGCGCGCCACGATGGAACAGGTGCGATCAGCCGCGAATCGAGCGGCAATGGATGCCGCGGAAGGCAGAGGCCCAAGCCTCTGGCGGAGGAGAGGAGTGCCGAGTGTCCGATAGCCCACTACTGGCGATGCAGGCAAGCCTCGAAGAACTACAGCAGCAACCCGAGCAGAACGACCTAGACTACTCGCCGGACAATCCCAAGGTCACCGACGACCAGGACAACTTCTGTGGCGTCAGCGAAGAGGATCGCAAGACGCTTGTGACGATTATCACGAAGTACCGGGAAGGTTGGGCACCGGATCGCTTGTACCGCATTCCGGTGTGGATGAAGTCCATCCTGTTCTACCGCGGCATGCAGGTGCTTGGCTGGGATCCAAGCTCACAGACCTACTTCGATGCGCTCGCGTGGTACCGCCAAGGTGGAGGGCAAGAGGCTGGCGAGGCTGACTATCTCGAGAAGTACATCAACAACATCACGCAGATGCTCGGGACTGCCTATGTCGGCATCATGTCCCAAGGCATCCCTGGCACGACCGTGCGTCCTGAGAATGCCGAGATCCTGGCCGACGTCACCACGGCCAAGGCAAGCCAAGAGGCCGTATCGATCATCGAGCGCATGAACAAGATCCGGCAGCTTGTTCGCCGCGAAAACCTTCTGCTCTATCTCTACGGCGTGTACTTCAAGTACACCCGCATCGTCATTGACGGGGAGTTCGCCGGTTACGACGAAGAACCTGAGTTCGGACAAATTTCGGTCGTCAAGCCGGACCGCTATCACTGTCCGATGTGCGGGGTCGATACCCCAGCAAAGGTACAGGGCGGCAAGGTAAATGCGATCCGAGCGTGCCCGAACTGCGGTGCGCAGATGGGACCAGAGTGCTTCTATCCAGCAGAAGCTTCTACGGATGAGGGCATCGTCGGCAGCAACAAGATTCCCCGGGCCGGCGTCCGCTGGACCGTGCACGGTCCGCTCGAGATAGATGCTGACCCGCAGGCGAACAGCTTAAACGACACTCCCCTGCTGGCATTCGATCAGGAAATCGACATCGGCATCGCCCGTAAAACCTTCCCTGGACTGATGAGCAGGATCAAGGAAGGCGCTGATGTGCAGACCACGCCTAACGCATCATACGAACGTCTGCGCCGGAACGAGGTGTACTCCAAGGGCTACGCCTATACCTCGGATACCTACCAGCAGAAGATCACGTTCTCGCAGAACTGGTTACAGCCGGATGCCTATTACCGGTTAGGCGATGAGTCAAAAGACGAGAACGGCGAGACCTTCGCTGATCGCATGACGCGCATGTTCTCTGACGGAATGAAGGTTAGCCTGCTTGGCTCGGAAGTTGTTCACGTTCGTCCCGCGAAACTGACAAAAGAGTGGTCGTGCTGTCTGTTGCACGAGAACTGCGGGTTGTATCCGCCATCAATCGCTGAGAACGTTGTGCCGTTCAATGAACGCTTTAACGACATCACAGACCTAATCGACGACTGGCTACAGCGATGCGCTGCGGGTTTAGTTCTTTATGACCGTACAAAGCTCGATCAGCGGCAGATGCAAGGGCTTGCGGTTTTGCCCGGTGTTTTGAATGGCGTCACCACAAAAGGCGCTGGCGTGGATAAGCCTCTGTCTGAGGCAATTATGCAGTTCCGCTTCGAAATTGACGCGAACGCCTTCAATTACCCGGGCATGATCATGCAGTGGTGTTACATGATTTCCGGGCTGCAACCTCAGACGTTTGGCGGCGGGACAAATGACAACGTTGACACATGGCGTGGCCAAAAGGCTCAACTTTCGATGGCCAATGCTCGCCTGCGTATCGGTTTCGAGAACCTGAAGGAAGAGCACTCTGCCGCAGCACAGAATGCGATTGAAGCACTGCAAGAGGCGAGAAAGCGCGGACTAATCGGCGAACTCTTTGATGTTGTGGAGGCGAATGGCTCCGAGTTCCGGAACAAGTACATGGACCTCGACAAGATGAACGGCCGCATCCGTGTGTATCCAGATCCCGACCAAGGCCTGCCAATGACCGCCGAGGAATTACGCGACATGTTTGAGTCGCTCATGGAGCAGGTTGGTGAGAACAATCCGATCGCGAAGGAAATTTTTGATGTTCAGGCCAATCAGGAGACCATCCTCTCCGTGATGGCTGGCAGTTCCGGACTCGTTCTTCCTGGCGCCGCCCAGCGCGCGAGGACGTTGCAACATGTTAATACGCTGCTCGAACAGGATTGGTCGGCAGAGGTGGATCCGCAGACCGGACAGCAGAAGCAAGCTCTGCCGGTTGTTCCCGAAAAGAATGTGGACGACTTTGTCGAGGCGCGCACGGTGATGAAGCAGTTCCGGCAGGAGAACTCTGATCTCGCGCAGAAGAACCCAGAGGGATGGAAGCGGCTTGATGCCTACTACGAGATGCTGAAGCAACTCGAAGCTCAGGATGCTGCCGAAGATGCGCAACGGAAGTCGAAGGTGGCGCAGTCTGGCGCTCCAGCACCAGACCCGGCACTGGCCGCTGCGAAGGAGCAGTTGCTGCAAGACGCTGGAACGGCCGCCCAGGCGCTAACCGCTATCGCTACCGCACCGCCGCTGCCAAAGGGAGCCGGTTCAGCCAATGTCCAAGCTGGAAAAGAATTGATCGACTCTGTGGTTAAGTCGGTCCAGTAGGAGGCAGAGCCAATGGAATCATGTGAAAGACATACACCGACAGTTGCGCAAGACCTGCGCGGGGCACTTCGTCGTATCCAGCAGCAGGGTTACTCCGTCTGGGGACAAGCGCATGCGCTTGCGAACCGGGTGGACGGGACCGTGCGCGGCGAGGATGTGCCGGATCTATGCGCCGAGCAGTTTGATGACCTGGCTACACTCGCCCGAGCACTTGAGCCTGCGAGCAACTAGCACCAGATTCAATTCGCAGTGAGAAGGCAGCCCTAACTCAGCTGCCTTTTGTTTTGCCCATTTGTCGCACCCGGAGAGAATGTTATGCCAGAAGCCGTAGTCACACCCGCACCAGCAGCCGCGACACCAGCGGCCCCAGCTACTGCATCGCCGACAACCTCGGCGACTACTGCCCCCGCTACATCTGCGCCGGCAACGGAAACGACCAGTACCACAACAAACGCAGCGCCCGACACTACGAGCGCAGAGACTTCGACGGCTGCCTCATCAACTACTGCGACCGGATCACCGGAGCCCAAACGCGAAGACTTTGAGGACCCCGAGGAATTTCTCAAGGCCCACTACAAGTGGGAGGCGGAGCAGGAAGGTGGCGAGACCGAAGTAGACGAGGCAACTGCGGCTACAGGCGAAGAGCAACAGACCGGCGAGCAGCAGACTGGTGACGAGGCGCAAGTTACCAATCTTTCAGAGGAAGTTGAGTCGCTGACTCCTGAATCGTTGACGACGTTGATTGAGTCGTCGCCGGCACTGAAAGAAGCCATTGAGCAAGACCCAAAAACAAAAGGCGCGCTATATCAGATGGCTCGCGAGAATGCCAAACTGAAGCCGATTGGAGAACTCTTTCCTACAGTCGAGAGCGCAAAGTTCGCCCATGAGACGGCCGGCCGGTTCACTGGGATTCGCTCGGCGTTCATGCTCGCTGCGGAGGATCCGGCCAAGATCAGCGATGCCTTCGATATGTTCCTCGACGAGTTCAAGGTTGTGGGAAACGATGGCAAGCCTGTACTTGACGAGGCCGGGAATCAGCTCATTGCCGAGGACTTCAACGTCCTGATGAACTACGCCATCGACAATTACTACGATGGCGAACTAGCCGAGATTGAAGAACGGCTCAATGCCAACAACTTCAGCAGCGACGTCGCTCGGGAAAACGCCGAAGCATTCAAGGCTGCGGTGAAGTTTATCCGCGACTACAAGAATGCGAACCCTGCCGAATTTGATCGCCCGGATCTCTCGAGCCTTCCAGAAGACCAGCGCAAGTACATCGAGAATCGCGAAGCCGAAATCCGCAAGCGAGAGGAAGAACTTGGCATTCGAAAGCAGCAGCAGTCGAAGAGCGAACGCGCACAGGTTCGGCAGCAGTACGAACAGAAGTTCCTTTCCTCGTTCGGGAAGGAAGTCGGCACCCGTCTTGGGACGTACTTGAAGGAAAAGATGGAGTCCGGCGTATATGTGCCGAGTTATGTACTGGAAACGATCGACAAGCAGACCGGAGTATCGGTCTTCGCCAAGAACGTGTTCGATAAGTTTCAGCAGAAGCTCGACAGCATTGCCCAGGTAAAGCAGAAGGCGGCAGAATTGCAGATGCGCCAGCCGTCAGACTTGGCATTACAAGATCGGCTGAATTACACCCGCAGCCTGATCGATGCCTTCCTGCCGGGAATCATCGACAGCGAGTTGCGACTTGTGCAAGGCAAAGAACGGAAAGACCGAGAAGCACGCTCCGCGAGGAATAGCGCGGCCAGGCAGACGGTTGAGCCGGAACCTCGCGGTGGCGCTGCTCCTCGTCCACGCATGATGAGCGAAGAGGATGCCATGAAAGAGGCTTACGCACGAGTCGATAAGCAGTACGCCGGGCAGTATCTTGACGCCGCCGAACGCATGCACAGGGCGCTCGTCGAGAAAGAGCGAATCCTGCACCGGTAGCCAGCAGCACCTCTCCGAATTACCCCTGAAGGCAGCAGCCAGGGAGTGCTCCATCGGTGTAGCGCGTGTTCACCGAGCGCGAGAGGAGTTGAGTCCCATGGATAGCAGCCGGAATGGCGTCTGCGGCGGCGCATGGTGCGTCTGCTTCGAGACCAACCATTTCAACGTGCCGCGTGACGGCGGCAGGAGAACAGACCATGCCTAACTATGGCGCAGCTTCGGCACAGGCCGTTTTGATGCTGCAGAAAGTGAACAAAGATATCCAGTTGGTCGGCAACTACGATGCCGAACTGGATCAGGAATTCTCCTCGATCGGGCCGGGAGATGAGATCGGCCTCCAAAACTACCGTCTGCCGTTGCAGATGGAAACCGGCGGTGTCGCTTCGTACTACCAGCCGGACGGCGGAAATTATCCGCAGGGCACTGGTCCCCAGTACGACCAGAAGATCATCGCTCCCCAGCCCATCATCCTCGCCTTTGCGGCGACGGAATTGGCGCGGCGCATCGCCAAAGCAGGCAAGGACGTAACGGTTGAGAATTACGTGGCGAAGATGATCGCGAATGCCAAAAAGAAAGCCGCGCACGTGCGCAATGCGTATCTGCAAGGCTCGAACGATGGCGTTCTTGCCACGGTGGACGCGACTGACACCGGCGCTGGTACCTCGATCATTCTTCAAACGGCATCGTTTGGTGGACGCCTGATCAATCGTGGTGACCAGGTCATTCTTTCGGCACCGAACTACACCTTCCGCTCGGCGACGCCGGCAAATGTGATCGATGTCTACAAGAATTCAATCGGCAAGCCTGACACGATGATCGTAGACGCTAGGCCTGCGGGCACTGTCGCCGGCGATCTGGTGATGGCGGTTGGCTTGACCTCTGGCGCACCGGTGGCCATCAACGGTCTCCAGTACCTGGTCTCGCCGTCGACGGCTGGCGATTCGGGCGGCATTGTACGCACGAACTCCTATGTGCAGTCGCCTGCGTGGAATGCCAACGGTGCCTTCCTCACCCTGGGAGGGATCCTCGCCTTCCTCGCTCGTATGGAGCAAGCGCTCGGCACCGAACGCTTCAACTCTGAGCGCACAAAGAACTTCTGGTATGGCCATCAGGCGCAGTGGCTGACCGGACAGGTGCTGGGTTTCGGCAAGACCGTCTACATGTCCCAGGACGGCAAGACTCCGACAGTGGACATCGCGCCGAATGCTTTTGCCAAACGCACTCTGGCCGGGATGCCGTTCCGTTCCGGTTCGATGGCTGCCATCGACAAGCTGTACTGGCTGGACAAGGGCACGCTCAAGCGGGTTCGCTATCCCGACAGTGAGAAGTTCCTGCCGGGACCGCTCGAAGGGATGTTCTGGCCGCGGCAATCCGGTGGGCTGTGGAACTCCGAGTCGGACGTGCTGTATCAAGACTCGGTACAGTACGCCGTGAACAACGACTGGGCCAACGGTGTGATGTATGGCCTCGGATTGCAGGCGGTCCTGAGCAACTAGGCAATTCCTCACTTTGACAGTGGGGCTGGGCTAATTCCAGCCCCACTTCTTTTTGAAAGCGAGCCATGACAGAAGCACCAAGAGCAGTCCAGACAGCGATCAGACAATTTGGCGGTACTAATCGTTATGGCCGTCCTATTTGGCGGGTTGTCTTAGCACAAGACCAAATCGTTAAGCGCGGGGGCATCTTCATCGAGCGCGGCGAGGGCGATATTCAAACCATCAAGTTCGAGCCACAGCCAGGAGGGGGCTACAAGCAGGTGTACGTCCCGGTTCCGCCAAAGTCCGTCCGGAATGGCGTGCTTGAAGTTCCGAAGTACCCCGTGCGTGGCTGGATACTCGAGCGCTGGTGGCCACCTCACATGTTCGGCGATAAAGAGACATGGGAACGACTCAAAGGTCAAGACGGTTTCACGCCGCTCATGGGTCCATTCCCGTCTGAAGGTGACTACTGGTTCCATGGTGGTCCATGGGAGCAAATCCCGCAGACTGGCGACATCTTGAATGCCATTGCGATGTGGGAAAAAGGGATTGCCGAATACCCTGCCGATTTCGAAGCCTACCTGAATTCGCAAATTCGGGAACAGCAGGATGCCGAAGAGAAGGCATACCAAAGACTCGTTAACGAGTTGGAGAAGTATTGCAAGAGCGAAATCGCCCCTATCTTCAACAGCACGTCCCTGGAAGCGCAGCGCGTGCGCAACGAGGTACAGCAAGCCCGCGGGCAGAAGAGCCACCTTGGAGCAGGACAGCTATGAAGAGCGTCGAAGACCGCGAGACGAACCAGGACAACGCCGTCGAAGCCTATGACTTTGACGCTAGCCTAGCCACGTATGACGGATGGAAGGGTGCCGATATTGTCGGCGAGCCTATTGAGAATTCCGTCAGGCGCATTAAGAAGTGGCTCAAAGACGGAAAGAAAGTCGTGATCTTCACCGCCCGAGTGTGGCCGCTCGGGACAACAGATGAGAAGCCGGCACCGAAGAAGTCAGACTTCGACGATCCGGAGAAGTACTTGCGAGCACTCTACAACTGGCGTCGCGATTGCGGCGACTGCATGGAGTCAGCGAGGACTTCGAAGAAGGCCATAGAGGACTGGTGCAAAAAGCACCTCGGGCAAATTCTGCCCGTTACCTGCGTCAAGACGCCGCAGATGGTCCGCATCTGGGATGATCGCGCCGTCGAACTTCACCCCAATACCGGTACGCCGGTAAATCAAAGTCACAACTAGCTACACCATTTCGCAGTACCAGGAGAAAAGTTATGGCAGAGTTTGGCGAGCAGGTACAACTCCCACCCGATACACCAGCGGTTAATGGCGCCGCCATGCGTGCGGTCGCCGAAAAGATCAGATCTGAACGGCAACGCATTGCTGCATCCGGCTTGTTGAAGCCATGGACCATCATCAATTTCAACCCCATCGAGCTCACAGTCGAGTGCGCTCTCGTTCGGTACAAAGTTCCAGCCGCCGGCAAGAGCCAGAAAACCGTTAAGTTCAAGAACAAGCACGGCGAGGTGAGCGGGTCCTTCCTCACTATACGAGAGGCTATTGTCCGCCCCAAAATTCGCAACGTGCAGAAGCCGCAAGTTGAAGGCGACGATCCAATTGCCGAATACGAGGCGATGACGATTCTTCCGGTTGAGCAGGCTTATCTGTTCTGGCATGAGTTCTTCAAGGGTGAAAACCCGGTTGGTGGTGTGCTCTGCCTGGAGGGTGATTCACATCTATTCAGCCGCAAGATCGAGGAAGTGCGTGTGCCCGATTTCGTCACGCTTGCGGACCGGACTCGTCAGTATTTCGGGACGCCCATCGCGTTCGACGAGGTGCTTGATGACGTTCTGCACACCCAGCGGAACTACTGCAATGGAATTCTAGCGGCGGCGCATTCGATGGCCAACGACGAAGAGCAGGCGCGCAATATCAATAACGGGCATCGGGCATGGGCCGATTTCGCGCTTCGATCTGGCTGGATTCAGCAGATTCCTGCGTGGGTATTCGCGTCAGTCGATCAGCGCGATATCTGCAAGGGGTGCGGGGCTGTGAAAAAACATCCAAATGCCCTCTTCTGCAGTTGTGGCCGCCCCTACGATGCGTTTGCCGCCTTCATGGCTGGTGAAAACGTTCCACTTTCGTACCTCGTCACACTTCCGGCGGAACAACTGAAGAAGGTTAAGGAAGAGCAGGCGAGACGGAAGAAACTCGAGGAAGAACTGCTCGGCAAGAACTAAACGGAGCGACCGACCATGAACACGCTGAAGGATGTGAAGCAGCAGGCGCGAGCGATCAACGGTGATCCCGATGGAGAGTGGATGACCGATACATACCTGTTGCCAATCATCAATCACCTCTACACGCTGCAGGTGAATTATCTGTCGAACTTCTGCAGTCCGTTCATTGAGTCGGTCGCGACAATCCTTAACCTCCAGCCAGGGCAGACTGATCTTTCGCTTTACCAGGCAAATGGGAAGCCATTGAGTGGACTCGTCGAACCGTATCGCGAGGGCATTCACTGGAAGATCGCAGGAGATCAACCCAGCAGTTACGTTCCCGCTAAGAAAACTGACACCTTGCCCTATGTGACGCCAGCGACGCCCGGGCCCAGGTTTCAGCTTTGGTGGGAGTGGCGTTCCTTTAAGTTGTTTATTACGCCCATGACACAGGCGATTGACCTTGAGGTCCGCGGCGATTTTCGTCCGCCTGTGCTCGTGCAAGATGACGACATCATCGTTATTCACCCAACGATGGATGCGGTACTAGCCGAAGAGACGGCTGCGGCAGCATGGCGGGAACGGCAAAATGCCGGGGCTTTGCAGACGTACCAACTGGTGTTTACCAGCGCTCTCGACGATATCGCGAACCAGTTGGTCCGCGGTGAACAAGGAACTCCCTTGCGACTGGCAAGGGCAAACGGCCGCCGTTGCGGATGGCGGTAAAGGAGAAAACTATGGCACTAGCGGCGAAAGCAAAGAAGTACAACAACCCCCCGGCGCCCGATCGGTTGATTGTGCAAGTGACTCCCTCTGGCAACTACGTCGCCGGCGGAGACACTCTTAACCTTACCAAAATCACCGATCCCGATGGAGTTGGGATTCTCGGGTTCAATCAACTTCCACTGTGCGTGCAGATTGTTGGCGAAAATGCCGGTGGATACCGCGGTGAGTGGGTTACAGGCACAACCCGCGCAAATGGAAAGGTGAAGTTCTACACCCCAGCAACTGGGGCCACGGATGAAGTTGCGGCTGGCGCCTATCCAGCAGGGATTACCGGTGGCGTATGGTTTGCCATCATCGATCTCATTAAAGGCGACGAGTAATGACAATGGCCGGTATCGTGCGGCGCGATCCGGCCTCTAACCTAAGCCGCAATCCCAGACATGGCCCAATTCGTCGGCGTACCCAACATTATTAACCGATTTCTTGGTCTCTGTGACCAAGACGACCAGACCAATCTCCCTATTGGACTGGCGTGGGTTTGCCGCAACATGCAGTTCTCTCTCACCTCCGCCAAAACGCGCGACGGCATCAACAAAGCCATTCAAGGGATAAACAAGAGCCCAATCACTGGACTGCTTGGTCTTGTTTATCAGCCCGAATCTGACACAGAAGCCATCTTTCAACGACCCCTCTTGTTCGACATGATGGGCGCATTGCAAGCCGAGTATGAGGTTGGCACAGGTGTTGCGAAGCAGATAACGAGCACTTTATTCTCTCCGCCGCAAGTCGCACATATGATCGCCGTGCAAGCCTACAACAAGGCTTGGATGGCATTTTCGGACCTGATCACACCGAAATCTCGCATGGCCGTCTACAAGATGAAGACGGATACGCTCGATCCATTCGGGATGAAGCCATATGGCTGGAACTGGGCTGCAAACACGCCATGTATCGCAGGTGAGGTTGCAACGCCAAGTGTGGACGGTGGCAACGGGCACACCTACCTCTGCACACAAGCCGGAACCACCGGAGCAGTAGAGCCGGTATGGCCGACGACGGAGGGTGCGACTGTCAATGACGGAACCGTGGTCTGGAAGGAGCAGACTGCGGTGATGGCAAACCGGCTTCCCTCTCCGCCTTCCCCGACGCTGGTCCTGACTGCTGGCGGCACCGTTCCTATCGGTGATGTGTGGGTAGTACTGACGTACAGCAATCAGCAGGGCGAAACTACCGCATCGACGCCGGTAAAGATTACGACAACAGCCGGGAATCAGTCGTTTAACGTGGTAACCCCCGGATTGACCGCGTTCTCGCAGTGGATTCAGACCCTTGCACCGGAGTATGTCCCGACCAAACTGAGCATCTATCTTGCGGTGGTTGCTGCCGGGGCTGCGCAGCCGCCAGGCACAGCCTACTACAAGTCGCAAGACTTCAATCTAACAGCCCAGGCACAATACACGATTCCAGTAACCGGACCGGCGACCGGTTCGCAACTCGGATATGCCGCCGGTGTGATCGCGGGAACCGAGGTAAACCAGTCAAACAATGCGCTGGTTCCTGACGACAACAGCTACAACGCAGCACAGTGGGAGGTAGCGTCGGCCTCTCCCCACCAACTGCGTACCACGGGCGCTGCGACCAGTGCTCCTGGACTACTGGATTACGTTTACGCGAAGAACTTAGGCTTCAACATTCCCAGTGGAGTGACAATTCTCGGTATTTCGATCGATGTCGGGTTTGTTGCGCAAAGCGCAACCAGCGCGACCATCCAAAACGTCAGCCTCTGCTACAGTGGCGCGAATCTTGGGACAGCAAAGACGCCAAATAAAGGCTTTACGACAGTCAATCAGGACCTCGTGCTGGGAAGTAATTCGGACCTATGGGGAGCAGCGCTGACGCCGGCGATCGTCAATGACCCTTCTTTCGGGTTTGGTGTGCAGGTAAATGTTCAGACGGTTCGCTGCTTCCTCAATAGCTTCTCGGTGACGGTGTACTACGCCGAACAGGCGAACTCGCAAGCGGTGAATGCAGCCCGAATCACGCCGGGTCAGCTTCCCACGCCGACCGCTGGACCGAACCTGCAGAAGTTGGCGAGTCAGGGCAGTTTCCCGATTCACCGTGACGTTTACGTCTGCATTACCTATACGAACGCAGCAGGCGAGACGCTACCAGGTCCGCCAAGCGCTGTTTACGACACGGCTACAAATGACGCCGTGCAGGCAACACTCAAGTCCCCAGGAAACTTCCAGTACAGCGGAATCAATGTCTATGAATGTGACGTACCTACCGGAGCACCCCAGCCTCCATTCTCACAATTCGCTCTCGTTGGCTCGTACAGCGCGACCCAATCGGTGCTCATATCACAGAGCGCCTCTGGTTCTCCGCCGCCTACTGCCAACACAACGGGGCCGGGAGGCCAAATTGCTGCGGATACACCGACCGGAGGAGTGAATAGCACCCAGGGATACCGCTACGCCGCCATAATGTTTATCAACCGCAACGATACGATGTCGGGATTTACAAAGAATTCCGTCATCAAATACGCCGTAGATCAGGACGGATGGCAACTTGGCTTGTTTAATGTGCCAGCAGGACCGTCCAACGTCGCTGCACGTGCAGTCGGATTTACGGTCGCTGACGGAACGCCTTCGGGAGACTTCTTTGTTATCGGCGGTTGGGCATCGAATACAACGGACAATCTGGTTTATCCGAAAACAGTTACAGTGGACGGCATTCCCCAGACGGCAACAGTGCTAGGCGACAATGTGAGCACGTCGGGCACTTTTAACTTCACCGACTCGTTCCTGATCGCGAATATCGGGACCAATGTTACCGACCGCCTGCGTGTAATTTGGCCCTATGAAGGCGTGGATGTTTACTACTCGGAATCAACCGACAGGCTTTTTGTCACTGGCGCGCCCGGCTTCAACGGTCACTGGGTGTCGCTCAAAGGGGATCCGGAATCGTTCTACGGCGACACTTGTTTCATCGCCACCAATAATTCTGACGGCGAACGTGCAATCTGCGTCCGCGAATACCGTGGATCGCTCTATTCCTTCCGTGAGCGCTCGGCCTATGTGATCACACCGGGAGATGGTGACCCTGCGACCTGGTCCATCCCGGTACGGCGCTGGTCGAAGGTTGGTCCATGCGGACCGCGAGCCGTGGATGTGGACGACGACTTCATTATCTTTGCGCACCGGTCTGGAGTGTACCGCTACACCGAAACCAACCCCGACCTGATGACCAAGGAAGTCCCGAAGTTATGGAACTCGATCAACTGGTCTGCAGGCCAGACGATCTGCGTGAAGATTGATCGCGAAACCCATACGGTACGAATCCTTGTGCCGGTTGGAAACAGCACTATCCCCAATCAAGAAATCGTCCTCAGCTACATTGAGGGATGGCAAAACCCTATTCACTTCTCCCCTTACGCCCAGCGAGAGGTTTCAATGGACGCGGCGCGGCGCTGGTCCATCAATGATGTTGCGGCTTATGTATGTGGGCGCGTGGAGCGGCTAATTCCCAATGCACCTCCGTTTCTCGACGGAGTGGATGGTGTGGATGATATGGGCTCGTCCTGGTATATCTCGCAGTTTCTTTATGGATCAAGCGCTCCCGATGGAACGGTGCAGGCAATCACGCCGGGCATTTATCAGGACAACGGTACCGGAATACGCAGCGAGTATGAGACGGTATGCCCGCAAAACGGGATGGCGCTATCGAAACTGGAAGGCTTCACCTTGAACGCCAAAGGCAATGGCACCTTACTGGTCTCGGCTCTGAGCGGACGTGACATGACCAGCGACTGGGCACCGGAAGGAAGTGCGAAGAAGTCGCGCGAGTTACACGCACGTCCAGTTGATCTCTCGCCCGACCAACCTATTGGGATCTCGCGCATGTACCCTTCCCGTATTTCCGAGCGCTGGCGTTTGCGCTTCCGCACTGATTGGCAGCCAGGGAGTTGGATGGAGTTGAAATGGGCATCGATCTACACCATTCCTGTGGCGAGTGCGCGCACTGAGGGCGAAGGATAAATGGCGGGAAGCATCAAACTCGACCGCAGTCTCATCGAGACGGCCGTAAGAGGCAGCAAGCAGCCTGATGACGCGCGTAAGTTGTGGCTGTCGATTGAGAAACACCTGCAGGACTTGCAGGCGGCAGCGAGCACACAAGCGCCGGCGGCTGTGCCCTCGCCGTCCTCGCCATCGTCAAGCCAAAGCGGATCGAACAGCCAGGCTCCCAGCACCGTCGTAGTGCAGCAGGTTAGCTTCAGCGGGATCCAGCAGTTAGCGCAGGACCCTATCAGCCCCACTCCAGGACAGGTCTGGTACAACACCTCAACTAACCAGATCAAACTTTGGGATGGTACAGCCATTCAGATTGTCGCGGAACTGGCCAACACTCTGGATCAGTTTCAGGCGCCCGCGGTGGATCTCTCGGTAGGCGGACACAAACTGACCAACCTTTCCGACCCAGGGACTGCCCAAGACGCGGCGACCAAGAACTATGTGGATGCTAGGCCAGCCGTTTTCAGCGGTACAGGAGCTCCTGCTAGTGGAATTGGCAACAATGGCGACTATTACCTGAACACGTCCAACGGGCTGATGTATCAAAAGTCCGCAGGTGCATGGGCATCGCTTGCTCTTTCGACAGTCGGCAAGGGAGCGATCAAAGCTGGCTTGAATGTGACTGTAACCGATAACGGTGATGGCACGACGACGGTTGCCAGCACCGGCGGCGGCGGCTTGCCTTCTAAGTCATTGCTTGTGCAGGGCATGACCCCATACTCAAGCGCAAGCACGAGCTGGAATAATTACACGATTCGCTGGCGACTCGGAGCACACCAGGTTCTGGCTCCAAATGGCAATTTTAAGATCCGTTTCGCGTTTAACGGCGGAACTGGAATCACCATCGGTAACGTTGTCATCAAGAGGACGAATAGAGGATCGACGGCCGTCATCGATACGACAGCGGTGACGTTTAACACCGGAGCCGCTTACCCTTATGCGTACGCCTTCGGATTCACAGCATCCCCAACAAAACCAGCTTTTCTCGATTCCGATACCATCAACCTTGCCATCGACGACGAGCATGACTTTTGGGTCTATCTCTACACCCCTAATGATTCATCTGGGGCAAATTACAACGCCACAGTCGGGTATTCTGTGCACAGTACGAACCCAGGGCAATCCAATCCAATTCAGGGAAGCTACACGGGAGGGGATCAGACGGCAGAAACTACCGTAGGGACCGGAACCAACGCGACTCAATGCGCCGTTACGAGGGTGTTCATTCCGTGAGGGTTCGTAATGCCGAGCCTCGCGACATTCCAGCCATTGCCGATCGCCATGCCGAGCAAAACCGGCGTGATGGTACTAACTACCCGATGGCGAGGATATTTAACGAGCAAGGGCAATTGCTTCCAAACATCGCGCTTGCACTCGTCGTCGAGGATGACGACGGAGCCGTGCTCCAAGGAATTGTGTTTGAGAGCATCCCTGAGATGCAGATTTACGGCACCAATCCACGCGCGACGGCGTTTCTCGAGCGCAATATCGAGGGTGCTTGGTATCTGTTGGCTGGCAAAGGATTTCAGGTAGTGAATTGCGAAGTGCCAAAACAGGTAGCAAAGCCGATCAGCAAGCCGCTGAAACGGGCTGGATTCACCCGCAGTAAAGGTCTCATCAATTTCTTCCGGGAGTTGTCCCGATGAGCAGAAAGCAAAGCACGGAAGCCTTCAACACAGCCAAAGATCAGAACGCGCAAAGTTTCGAAGATGCGCAGAACTCATACAAGAGCGCCCAGGAAGATGTCGGCAATTACGAGGACCAACTCTCGAAATATGCGGCCAGCAACCCGTACACGAAAGGTGGCGAGTTCCAAACCGCAGAGAATCGCGTACTTGCGGATACCGCAGGAGGGGTCTCCTCCAGCCTACGCAGCGCCTTGCAGTCTTCGGCAGCGCGTACCGGACAGAACGCGCTGGGAGCGAACGCGACGGCAAAAGCGATTGCCGACCAGGCAGAGCGAAACTTGGGCGCACAGCAGGCTGAGACGGAAAACCAGCGCATCGGCAAGGAAGCTGGGTATAACGCCGGTGTCCTGAGTGCGACCGCAGAACCGGTCAACATGCAGACACGTCTTTATGGAGCGGCATCTGGTGCCGCCGGTGATTCACTAAGAGCCGAGACTGATGCAGCCAAAACGCCGGGTTTCTGGGACATGATGGCGGGAGGATTGGCTCAAGGACTTGGACAGGGCCTTGGCGGTGGCTGGTTCCCGGGCGGCGGGTCAAGAGGATAAGGAGAGCGAGATGGCAGACAACACTCAGGACCAGAACTACATCGACCGCGACGCCAGAATCGCTCAGCAGTTTGCACCGGTCATTTCTCCGCTGACGGCACAGGGCGTCGACCCCGACGAGGCGTATATGAATCGCGCCCTAATGGCGCGAGCCGCCACCGACCTCGCCTCGCGCGGGATGCCAGGAGCGGCACCGACATCGACGACGCCGGTGGCCTCACCCTCGGCGTCGGTACCAGCCACTGTAACGCCATCCGGAAAACCATCAACATGGCAAGACATTGCGCGGAAATCGGCGCAATCGCAGCTATCGGCCGCCGATGCGGCTTCAAGTGCGTTGGCAAGCGTCCCCGCTGAGGACGACAAGAGTGCAGCTATTCAGGCGCGCATCGATCAAGAAAACAAACCGATTCAGGCGCGCGATGCACAAGGGAAGCTACTGCAGCAATATCGTCCATCACTGGGACAGAAGATCAAGCGCGGGCTTGCCGGCGCTGGCATGGGATTACTTCGCGGAGGAATCGTTGGCTCTGTGGCTGGGGCGGTGAATCCACACATCGCCGGCGAGCGTGGCTACGACGATCCCAACAATGCTTATGAGCAGGCAGAGAATGCTCGGCAGCAGAGCCTTGCTGCGGATACACAATCGCTCAATACGTCGCGGAAAGCGTTTGAAGATGCCACGAATCGAGCGAAGTCGATCTCACAGGAACAACGTGGCGTTGCTGGGGCCTACAAGGATGCAGGTGCTACTGCGACCACCGCAATGGAACGCGAGGAGACGGCGCGCCATAACCAGGCGGAAGAGGACATCAAGCGTAACCCAACTAACGATGTGAAGACGGAGTTTCAGTCAATACATACCGAAGCGCAGCGCCGTTTTCCGAACCAGCCATTCCAGGCATACGAGTGGGAGCGGAAGCAGTTAATCGACCTGAAAAATGCGGAGCGTGCGCCGAAAGACACATCCGCGACGGATCTCGCAAAAGCGATTCAGGCGACGGAATTCGGTATGCGCATGTCGTCGCAGATTGATCAGCAAAAGGAAGCCGAGCGCAATCGACGATACGCCGAACTGGGAAAGGATATTTCACTCAAGTACGACGAACAAAAGATGTCGGCGGCAAAACAGAAGATCGATAGCGAACTCGATACCAAGTATGGGCCGAAGTATCAGCAGGCGCAGGACAAGGTCGATCGGATGCTCGGCATCACAAAAACCGGAGGACCGTTACAGAGCAAGAACCTGCCAAAACGGGTAAAAGTTGGCGATGATCTCGGACCGGCTCCAGCGGGAAGGCGTGAGGGACAAACCGGAACACTTCCAGATGGAACGAAGGTGGTAATCAAGAATGGACGCGCAGTCGTGCTGAAGCTAAAGGGATAAGGGATGGCGACGACACCAACGATTACATGGGACGACGAAGAGACACGGCAGTCTCCGCTGCAACATGTCCAGTGGGACGAGACGCCGGCGCAGACGGCCAACGACGTGCTCGCGAAACAGGGCCTCTCTGTCTCCGAGCCGTCGGTACCTAATCCCGAGGCTGGGCCAGCGAAACCGCCAGCACGACCGCAAACCTCACGTCCGGTCGGGAATCTTACGAAACAGCAGGCAGATGCATCCATTGCCGCAACGGATATACGTCCACGATCACAGAACTATGGCGACGGCGGACGGTTCAATGTGGGAACCCCTCCGCCACGCTCTATGGTAAGTGGACTTGTCACCGAGCAGGCAGAGCGAGCTAAGGGTGCTGGCGCTTATCGCATTCAGGACAGGGATGTACTTGCAGCGCCCTTTGGGCGCAATCCGGTACCGGCACCCGTCGAGTCGGCAGTACCGCAGGGACAGTCCAATATCTCTGTAACGGCTCCCAAAGACCAGCGCCTTACGAAGATGCAGTACGAGAACTCGATTTCGCCGACGGGCGAGGTGTTCACTGCCGGCGAAACGGATGTCCGTCCGCCTGCCGATCGCAAGGCCGCTCCACTCACACCACAGGAACAGGAAGAGATTGCCAAGGCGATTACGTCTCCGGAGAACATCGCCAACAATGCCATCTATCCGGGCATTGGAAGTATGGGATCGAGCCTCACGTATGCCACAAAGGGAGACGTCGCGACGGCTGCGGCAAAGTTCCTCGGGGGCGCTGGTGAAGCTCTATCGCCCATGATCGGTCCGGACGCTGCCGAGATTGCCCGGGGCGGAGAATTGGCGCGCGCCATCTGGCTCGGTACCACCATGGCAGGAGGCCAAGGTGCCGATATCGCCGTGCGCAAGATCGGCAAAGACAGAGGTTGGAGTCCTGAACGGATAGAGGCTGCGTCGCAGGCTGCACAGTGGCTCGTCCCTGTCCTGTCGCTGACGCATGGCGTTGCTCGTGGTGCGGCGGAACTGACGCCCTCTGCGCAGAACGCTCGCGCACATGTGGATCTGGTCAACGCAACGACCGAACACATACTGAACACGATAGGTATCAAGGACCCAGACGTGTTGCAGTACAACGCAGCGCGCCGCTACGCAGAAAAGGTCGTCGCCGAGAACTTCGCCGAAGCGGGCACGGCGATGGAGAAGTACAAAGCAGCGATCAATAAACGGGAAGCTGCGAAACGAGTCCGGGAAGCCACGGCAAATCAGCCACCGATCGAAGAGCCAGCAAAGTCGAAGGCACCGCCGGCGGGATCCAGCGGCAAGCCGGGTGAGGCAACACCCGGGCTCGTTCCCACCAAGCCGACCGCCCAGCCGAAGGTGACCGACGTCACGTGGGATGACGAGCAAGTATCACCGGCGAAAACCGACAATAGTCAGGGCCCACTTGTGTCCACTAACCCCTCCACTGGGAAAGTGGACAACTACGAGCAGGCAAAGGACCTCGTTTCGAAGGCTGGCAAAGCGTCTACCTCGATGCTGCAGCGCCACCTGAAGATCGGATACGGCGAAGCGGCGAAGCTCGTCGATCGCATGCAGCAGGATGGCCTGATCGGGAAAGACCGTGCGTGGACGGGAAAGCCTGTAAATGAGGGGCAAAAGCCAGGCGGCAACGGCCAGCGTCCGGTCGTCCAGGGCAGCAGCAGCCCGGCAGAAATCCGCCAGTCGGCCGAAGCGCAGAAACCCAAGATCAACGAGATGGCCCAGCAGGCCGTAGCCAGCGTGGAAGGTGGCAAGGTCGAAGGTACTCGGGTAAAGGATGCCGAGAGTCAGGAGAACAAGGAACAGCGCGGCAAGCCGCCTGAGACGAACATCGATAACCTCGGAGCGCGAGTTTCGGGCGAGACTCCGGAAGCGATCGAGCAGATCAAGGACAACATCGAGCAGAAGCTGCCCGTCGTTGATCACAAAAAGATCACCTCCAACGGCATCGACGCCGACCAGTACACCGTCCGGACCGGCAAGCCCGGGGAGGCAAACCAGGTATCCGAAATTCAGGTTCTGAGCAAGCCGCAGGCCGACGCACTGAAGAAGACCGATGAACTCTACCACCAGCAGAAGGAAGCGCTTGCGGCTGGTGACCAAAAGAAGGCGGACGAACTCGGCAAGCAAATTGAGAAAATCCACCAGGAAGCACAGCAAGAGTTCCAGAAACCGGAACCGGTAGCGGTCGGCACAACCGTAGGAACGGCTGCTGGCGCCAAGGCTGATAACAATTTCATCCAGCAGGCCAAACAGGAACTCGGACCAGACGCCAGCGCTAGTGATGTACTCAGGCGGGCTGAGGACCTGAAGCGCCACAAGAACGGAACCCCGCAGTACGTGTATCGCTCTCGGGATGTCGGCGAGCAGGGCGTTCCGTCCCAGTCTCACTCCCAGGCTACAGTTTCAAAACAGGAAGCCGAGCGCTACCTCACCTCCCGTGGCAATACCACCGGGAAAGAACAGGAACTGGTTCGGGTTGATCTCTCGAAACTGCCACCTGATAGCTATGAACGGAAGCCCGGGCCCAATGGGCATGACTGGATCAAGTTCAAGCACGACGTGCCAGAGAGTGCCGTCGAGAGGGTTCACCAGTTACCTGAGTCACAGCAAGCGAAACCAGAAACCCATAAGTTCGTTGATAAGGCGGTAGAAAAGGCAAACAATTCTGCTAGTGAAGGACGAGGACCTACAGGAACTGATCAGGGACTTCCTAGCGCTGCCGGACGAGGAGAAGCCGAAAGCGATCGAGGCACTGGGCACCGTCTGGACGTTTACAGCACGGTGGACGACAAGACAGGCCAGCGTGTTGTCGGCGTCGAGATCCCGAAAGAGCAGATTCAGCGCGTGCTCAATCGCATTACGGGCGGAGCAAGCACGGTCACTACCGCGCAGGTCATCCCCGATGTGCTGAACAACGGAACACAATACGACCTCGAAGGCGGCATCAAGCTCCGTCGCGGTCGTGTCGCAAGACAGAGCGTGGTGCAGTTCGTCGCCAGCAATCCGAATACCCTGAAGGACCTGAAAGACATGGGCGTGCTGCATGAAATCGGGATCCAGCCCATCTATTACCTGCCGACGGACAGTAGCAAGGCGCGCACGGTGATGGACAAGGTTCTCGAGCGGTACCCGGTGAAAGCCGAGGGAGGGAGCAATGGCCAGCGGAACAGCAGCGGCGGCAGCGCCGCTCCAACTTCAACGAATGGAGGGACAGAAGCGAATGCCGGCGAAGGAAATCATGAACCTGTTTCGCAAGAAGAAATTGCACTCGAGCAGCCCGGACGGTCCGATCGTAACCAACCCGCACCAAGCGAAGGCAATCCAGATGAGCTACGCGCGCGAGGAGGGGGCGGACATCCCACCTCCGCCGGACAGGGCGAAGAAAATGATGGCGGCGCACCGCAAGCGAATGGCAAAGAGCTAAAGACGGGCGACCGAGTAACCTTCAGTAAGACGCCGCCGGGTAGCTACCTCCATGCAGGCGAATACTACACGATTGACCATGCCGACGATTCCTATGTCTATTTTCACAATGACAAGACCGGCGGCGCGACATCTGTGCATCGTGCGGATCTACGCCTTTCGCAATACACGAAGGTAGACGCCAGCGGGAGGCCGATTAGCGAGGACGAGGGAGGTGCCGTCCTCTCGGCGAACCCTCTATTCGATCCACGGAACTGGAAGAAGGCAGGCAAGGCGTACGACACTGCCATCGACCGATTCATCGATCGTGGCCTGAAGATTGGCGACAAGTATTATCACGTCGCCGAATACGACCCAAAAGTTGCCGACAATCTGCACCTGCTGGACAATGCGCCGCGGTACATGCGCGAGAAAGCACTTGCCAATATCGCGTCTGTCACTGAGGGACTGAATAAGGATCAGGTCCGGCTAGCGGCGCTGATGGCCGATTCGGATTCGCGCGATTACCTGCAGGAGAAACATCCCGACGAGTACCATCGGGCACTGCACGATCCCAAGGTGATGCAGGCCGTCCGGAAGTTCGAGCCTCTGCAGGACGAGCTGGCCGATGATCGCGTGGCCCTGGGATGGCCGGTACGTCTCAGCCTGCAAGCGGAAGAGGATCCGACCGTAAATGAGGGGGAAATTGGGCGCTGGACGGTGAAGGACCGCGACGGCAACCTCGTTTCGGAATTCGAGAAAGAACGTGAGGCGAGGAAGTTCGTCGAAGAGAACGGGATTATCGAGCCTCACCTGAAGCGGACCTATCCAGAACACCTGCGGCAGCCGTTGCCATTCCAGACTGCAGAGCAGGGACAGGGACCGTGGACGGGCGCGTTCTATCGGGAGCCTGGCGTGCGTCCGCCGAGGATGGACAAAAAGGCCCGTCTGGCATCGGCTGAATACCACTACCAAAAAGGTGCACACGACTTCAGCGGATACGTCGAGAGCTATCGCCGCGTGAAAGAGGCGATGCTGAAACAGAACATCTACGACGACTTTACGACGCGCGCGACGCCGTGGAAGGTCGGCACTGCCCAACCGCCGCAGATTACCTACAACGGCAAGACGTATTACCGCCCGGACATCGCCGTGAAGATGCGCGCTGGCGGGGAGAAGAACGTTCAGGAGTACTCCGTCTACGATCCGACGCGCGGCGAACGATTCCTTGTCAGCACTCCTGATTTCTCGGTGATCACAACAGGGAAGCCGGGAATCACAGCAAAAGACCGCTGGTTAGCGCCGAGGCCAGTAGTCGACGGCCTCGAGCAATATGACGCATCGCGTGGAGGAAAGGGCGCAGGCAAGATCAAACGATTCTTCCAGGAGCAGATTGTCGGGTTCTACGGGCCGATGGTTCACGTAAATAACATCATTCGCCGCATAGGCCAGGCGATAGGCACAGGTACGTTTGACCCGCGTTCATGGGTATCGATCGCGAAAGTTATCGGCAGTGCTGATCTCCGCCATAGGGTGATGCAGGGCGTAAACGACGACACGATTGACATGCTTACGCAGCGAGGCGCGTACACGGACTGGGGAGACATCGGCAACCTGAACCACTACATTGGCGGAAATCTGAACCCGTTTAACTGGGTGAGGGCCTTCGGCAAGGGTGTGCTCTTCGATCCGAGGTTCGCTGGCGGGTGGGGAGGATTGGATCCCAAGGCGCGCGTCATTTTGGCGGATTTCCTCAAAGACCACATTCCTGGAATTACCGACCAAGAGATTGCCGATGCTGTAAACGACGCATTCGGCAACTACAACCGCGCGAATTGGACAGAGCGGCAAAGGCTGCTGGCAAAATTCACACTATTCCCGGGATGGGACACGGCATCCGCGAAATGGTTCCTACGGCACCCATTCAAGGTTGCCATTGCTCCTGCACTCGTCGTACTTCTGGCGAATCTCGTGATGAATATGCTCGGCAAGAACAAGGATCAGGACAAGTACGACTTCTCCTACCTGCACTACGGAGACCGCCGTTGGCGGTGGGGTGGGGTCACCGACTCATTTGGTCTGAAACTAGGCCGTCCGATTCTTGAACCGATGCGTGCATCGCTTGAGGGACGAGACTCGCGCGAGGTTGCCGGATCTGCCGGACAGGGTCTTGTCGATGCTGGCATTGGGCTTGCCTCCTACTTGCGGCCCGACATCATGGGCATGGCGGAAGTCGCCTCGAATCGCGAAGTGTTGGGACGATCAAGAGAGGTATGGAATCCGGGCGATGAATACCAACCCGGAAAGGTAATGCCGAACCGCAAGCTCGACAAAATTGTCGCGCATACGGTGATTCGTTCCTTCCCCGCAGTAAGCCGGTGGCTCGCTGCCGATCAGACGTTTGACGCTGAGACCGGGCTTACCAGCATCGCCGGAATCACGACCTACCCATACGGAGCCGAGCAACGGCTGCGGGAGAACGAAGCAAAGGCCAGAGGGTACTCGGTAACGATCAGTCACCTCGCAGAGACCGACCCAGAAAGCGCTGATTCCATGGCCGAAGACCCCAATAAAGCTGCCTATCTGATGTTCCACGGCGACCTATCGCAGATGCTGAAGGACTTAAAGCAGATCGATACGGAATCCGACAAAGTACGCACTACAAAGGACCTTACCGCAGAAGAGAAATCAAAGACGCTGGACAGTCTTGACGCGGCACGGAAGCAGCTTCTGAAATCGGCAGACACTCTCAACGATCAACTATTTGCCGCCAAGCGTGAAGCCGGACGGAACCCGGAAAACCGTTCGCGAGGTGCTGAATTGCTGAATGTGTTGAGTCGAGCCAATGGACAAACTGAAGCACCGTAACAATGAGGACACCATGGCATCATCTACCGTTGTACCTAGAACCGAAGCGGTCGTACCTTGTCCGCCTGTGCCACTCCCCGAGAAAAAACAGGAGTTAATTTTGTGCGGCGTAGAGGCGATGTTTGTCGCGAAATTTGTACAGGTTCACCTGAAGTACAAAAACGAGCGCCAGGTAGCGGATGCCGTAAGCGATGCACTCGGGATTCGTATCCAGGAAGGCCGAGCCCTCCTGCGGCGAAGCGAGATTCGCGATGCTATCAAAAAGAAGATCGACCAGTCCTTCGACTTGCTCGCGCAGCGGGTAACAAATGCCTTTGAACTGGTTGTCGAGACGCTGGACGACGAACTGCTCAAGACCGTGAAAGCTCCTATCGCAAAAGGGATTGTGCCCTCGAAGGTCGAAGCGATCAAGGTTGGATACGGACGGCTGCGCATCCCAATCAAAGATGCGGAACCGGAGCCAGTGAAGGAAGACACCTCGCAAGGGAATCCCATCTACCGTGCGATTGGAACGAAGCTACACACCAAGCTCATGCGTCAGACGGTCACCGAGGTAATCGAGCAAACAGAGGAAACAGTCGCGGCGGTGACGGAATCGGTGGCACCAGCGTTGTCTGCACAAACGGACAGTGACAACCCGAACACAGAGTACGAAGTGATTGTGGAGGACTACTGAGATGGCGCTGATGCAGTACGTCCCTCCTGATCCCAATAGCAAGCACTGGTGGTATCCGATCAACGCCGGACAACTGACGGCGCTGTATTCGCCAGCCGAAATGTTGCTTTACGGCGGAGGTAGTGGAGGCGGGAAAACCGACCTTCTTGTCGCTGATGCGGTCCAAGAGCACGACAACCCCAACCTGCGGGCCCTACTGATTCGCCGCTCCTTCACGGAAATGAATCAGCTCATGGATCGATGCTACGCCATCTACTCGCAAATGGGAGCTACTTACAAAGGCGAGGATCACACCTGGCGGTTCCCTGCTGGATATCCGAATGGCGCTCGCGTGCAGTTGGGATACATGAAGGACAACGGCGACGTCACACAGTATCAGGGCAACCCGCGCACGTGGCTTGGAGTTGACGAAAGCACTTTCTTGCTGGAAAAAGCGGTGCGTGACCTATTGCCGTGGCTGGCGACGACTGACGCATCGCTGTTTCCCCGCGTGCGACTGGCGACTAACCCGGGCGAAATCGGCGCCGACTGGCACATCAAGGTGTTCTTGCGCGGCAGATGTCCTTTGCATCATCCCGATGAGTCGGTTAAGCCAGGCGTTGTTTATCGTGGCGCAAGATGGCCGTCGGACAACGTTTCTATCGGGCTGACAGTCTCGTTCATTCCATCGCTGGCGAGCGACAACCCTCTCTACGGAGACAAAAAATTGGCGATGCTGGCTTCACAGACGGCAGAACGGCGCGACCGACTGCTGACCGGATGTTGGTGCCAGTTGAGTGGCCGGTACTTCTCATTCCTCAATGAGCAATTTAAGCGGCCTTACGCGGAATCGGGTGACCGCTGGTGGTACACCCACATCATCTCGATCGACTATGGATATGGCGGCAACAATGGCGGTTCGTGGGCCGCGGCAGGCCTGTATGCCATCACCGAACCGTCGCCGGCGTTTCCGGAAGGACGCATGTATAAGGTCGGAGAGATGATCGAGCCAGAGATGGGATCTAAGGATTTCGCGCGTCAAATCTGCGACCGCTGGGCAGAGCCGCATCTTGGAGAGCAGCGACGCCGGTTTGCCGGGGTGTACTTCGATCCCGCCAACGACGCGCATACCGGAACCGGAAAATCGAACATGGACCTGATGATGGAAGTGTTCGAGCGCTACGACATTCCCGGGCTGAAGGCGGCAAAGGACCGCGTCGGCAATGCGCAGAACCTATACAACATGCTGAAGTATGGCCAGGTAGTAATCTGCGATTCCTGTCCTCAGACATTCACCAGTCTGAGCACTCGGATGCACGACGAGAAAAACCCAGGCGACATCAAGAAGATCAAAGGCGACCCGCTAGACGATTACTACGACGAGACAGCGTATGCGGCGAACACATACTTCGAACAGACCGTGATGCCGACAGAAGTCGCCAATCTTGAGCGATTGAAGCGTATGCAGGAGCAAGGGGCTAATGACCGAACTATCGCGATCGAGATGCAGAAGATGATGACGAAGCAACAAAAGGAAGATGCGCCCATTTATCTGGGAAGACATAGGCGGGGCCCGGTCGTCCGCCGCTAGAGTTTGCGCTAATCGAGTCGTACCGCAGCCTTTTGGGCCTGCTTTTTTATTGCCACTTCGCAGTACCAATTTACATGGGGAACGGGCATATGGATAAGTGGGCACCGACGATCGTCACCGTTGTCGTCATGCTACTGGGATGGGCGTTCACATGGGGAACGCTCACCCAAGCACTCAAAAACACTGCCGAAAAAACCGACAAAAACGGATCTGACCTGTCCAAACACAAGGACGAAATCTGGCCGCGCGTGACCGACCTTGAGGCCGATGTTGCTGTCCTCAATGATCGCTCCGGCGTAACCAATCCACACAGCCGGCCCAGAGGACATGTCCACTGATGGCTACTCTACCGCTTACCCATCAAGATATCGCCAGTGCGCTCGACGTTCCACTGGAGAATGTCAGCGCGAACTGGCCAACGATTGAGACATGCCTTGATGCGCTGAAATGTGGGAGCGTCAACAGCAAAGTTGGATCTCTAGCGACGATAGCCGTAGAAACGGCTAACGAGTTCAAGCCGATTCACGAATTTGGCAGCAAGAACTATTTTATCCGTCACTACGACGGACGCACGGACCTAGGCAACGCTCATCCCGGAGATGGATACCGTTATCGCGGGCGCGGATACATACAGATCACAGGGGAGTTCAATTACGAGCAGTACGGAAAATTGTTGGGCATCGATATGCTCGACGATCCCAATGATCCGACAGACGACACAGATCCAGAGAAAGCCTGTGACCCGAATGTCGCCGCAGCAATCTTTGCGGCGTTTTGGCACGAACATAAATGCGACTTGTACGCCGACGCTGGGCAATGGTCAGCGGTGCGCAAGCGGGTGAATGGCGGGACAAATGGCTTGGTCCCGTTCCTGCGCTACGTGGCAAATCTACAGGAAGCGATTCAAAAGAAAACAGCTTAGGAGGTGAATATGCCTGACGTACTTGGATTTTTGAAGAAAGCCGCTCCTTGGGTAGCTACGGCCGTGAGTGCCGTCGCGCCGGGGCCAATTGGAGTTGTTGCTGGCGTCGTGTCGAAGGCGCTTGGCGGAGCGGCAGAAGTGAAACCCACGGCCGACTCTGTGCTTGCGGCGATTAGTCCACTAATGAATACCGAGGACGGCCGGCTGAAGTTGGCGCAGATCGAGGCCGACACACAGAAGGCGTTCAACGATCTGCAGGTCAAGAGTCTCGACGAGCTGGTACAGCTTGAACAGATCGAAGCCGGTGATCGCGCGTCCGCTAGGACGATGGCATCGACGAAGGACGTTTGGACACCGCGGCTGCTTGCTGCCTACGTGTGCTTCTCCTCGACTTTGATCCTCATCTCAGTGCTGCGTGGCTGGGATAAGGGGATTGATGCCGTGGCCATGAACATTCTGAGTATGCTCATGGGTTTCGTTTTCAAGGACCTGACGCAAGTGCTGAACTTCTACTTTGGCACCTCCTCCGGCAGTGAGGAGAAGACAAAGCTGATCGCCAACCTCACCAACTCACCCAAACAGTAACGGAGGAACATATGCTCGTGCTGGCGCTAATAGTTTCGCTCTTGGTGTACTACACAGGCTTTTACCTTTTTGCGGTCTGGTACGCACATCGCAGGATGGCTCCCGGTGGCCCACCTTCTGGTGATTTCATCGCCCAGATGGGTCATGCCGGGTGGGGTGCCTTGATCGTGAGCCAGTGTGTGATCTGGCTACCGAGGTTCGCCTGGATGGAGTCTTGGATCGCAGCACTGATCGGACTGGGTGCCGCGATACTGCTCTGGGCGGCGCCGAAGGAATTCTTGTGGGATAAGTATGTCGAGGGGCAAGATTTCGCGTCTAATCTGACGGATTTCTTGTTCTACTTGCTTGGAGCGGGAATTATCACGTCGCTAGCGGTCTCCATTCTCTGATTTAATTCCGCAAGCACCAAAACTTCACTGGGGCGGGGCCGGAATGGGCTGCCAGTGGGTGACATCCTCAGCCGGATGTCTGGATTTGCCAGCCCGGAAGTATTGATTGAAGCCGTCGTATCGCCATACATCCTGATAAGGCGGTGAACAGTTCCCAAAGTAAACTTGCACAGTCTGCCCACTTTTGGGATAACGCTCGGAGCACGGAACCCACCTAGTCTGCTCCCTCAGCCTCTCCACCTCGGCGGTCAACTTGACGAACTCTTCGCGCAACATACAAAGCTCACAGGCCGATTTAGGTACGTAACCCTGATATTCGTGATCATCACAAAGCGGAACAAGTTCTTGCGTCTCACTGTCAGCGTCCATAGCGCCTCCGCGTCATCAACACATCAAACGTTCCACTGTGCTTCGCTAAGACGAACTCTGTCGCCCCAAGCCAGTTCCATTTCCGCTTATCGTAGAAGGCAATCAGTTCCTTGACCTCTTTCATTTTGTCAGCGTCAGCGTCCATTGCGTGCCTCCCTCTCTTCCGCGATGCGTTTGATCCAATACGGATCGGTTGCTAGCTTTTCCGCGCAGGTCTTTCCGGGTGGGCAGTGTGGGCAATCACCGAGCTTGTACCAGCCACACCAGCACTTTTCTTCCGGCGACAAACTATCCAGATACCGCCGGGGTATTTCTCGGACTTGAGGCGAACGAGAGATCCGCCAAGCACCGTCTGGTTGATCTCCTCTACATAGGCATAGGTAATCGGGTGCTCCCATCCGGTATCACAGAAAACCGTGGTGAACTCAGGCAGGTTCTCTTTCGCCCAAAGAACTAATGCAGTTGAGTCCTTGCCACCGGAAAAACAGACGATATGCTTCAATGGTTCCCTATCTTTAACCGGGCAGCCTGCGCCCCTGGGGCGATCCTAGCCGCCCCATTTGCTTGAACCTTTCGTTAAAGCTCTACTTTAGAACCGCGAGGGGCGGAAAACCCCTCGCATTTCGATGATGTGGAATAGTTACTCTTCCTGTCCGGCATAGATCCCGTACACATACCGTTTCTCAATCTCCATCTCTCGGCAATTCCTGCAGTTCCCGATATTCGAGAGATCCTCGCTGGTAATATCCCCGTCCACCATGAAGGCAAAGGCTGCTTTCTTTACCGGACGCGGATTCGTCTTCCCCAATTGACAGAAGGGAACTAGGTCGGAGCCTTCCTGCAGTGGTTCTTCGGAATCGATCAAGTGAACTTTCATGCTGGCCGACTCCCACGCTCGGTATTACATGCGCCATGAACCGCACGGATGTTGTCGTATGAGTCGTCTCTCCAGGCTGCTCCCATTCCCCTAACCTCAATATGATCTGCAGTCGCTTCCCGGAAATCATCGATCAACAGACCACAGATGGCACACTTTCCATTCTGTTCACCCAGTTTGCGTATCATCCGCCGGCGCATCTCGGCCGGACTGCAAAGTTCCCGGTAGCCATTCCAGACTTCTGGATCAGGCACTCTGGTCACCGGCCCTTTAATCTCAACATGCCGCTTGAACTTTCGCTTCTTCTCTCGCCCACAACAGAACCGAGAGCGGTGAATCGGACACATCTCGTTGCGCTTGAGTTTCATCTAGCGGTGCTCCTTCAGCCATCGCAGCAAGTCATCTGAGGAGCGAACGACAAGGTAGTAGTGGCCTGCCTCCTCGACTTGGCGCTGGAATTCTTCCTGCTCAGGACGTTGCGCACCGGTGTCCGACTTCGCTTCGATCCAGAGCACGACCATATCGCCGTGACACATCCCGCAGTCATAGCGCTGTAGCCGCTGGAAGAGAGCGAGAATGTCCGCATCGCCCTTCCTGCCAAAGAATACCGGCCTTCCTTTGGCGTTCCGGATGGCACCGGAATTCCAGCGGCGGTGCCAGATGCGCTCGGCTGCCAGCAGGTCTAGGCACGCCCGGAGTACGCCTGACTCGGGGACGTTAATGCGCGATTCCTTGCATGTGCCCCTCATTTGCGGACTCCCTCTGTGCATGTTTCGCTGGCTGTTTTCACCGCCTTCATCCTCGCTTCATTCAGGTGCTCGATGACAGTCTGTGCCGTCGAGGCTTGAATCTGGTAACTCCCGCCAGTGGCAAGATGCCAGAAGACTTCCTGAATCACATCTAGGTCGAATACGCTGATTGGTACGGTAGCGGGGCTATTCATCGCTATCCTCGTACTCGTGATCGTCGTCGTACTGATCCTCTTCGGGATATTGGGCTTCGCCAGCGGCGACGAGCTGCTTTCCTTCCGGAAGGGAGATGATTGACAGTTCACGCTTCACTAACGACTCACAGGCTTTTCTGACTGCGCTCTCGGTGCAGGGATTGAGGGCATAAACGGCACTCGGTCCGATGTAGCGTGTGCGCCCAGGGACGGCCTCGCGTCTAACTTTCGTTCCGGCTGGTGTGAGCTGACTTCCAATGTATTCCGGATAGGTCGTTTCGTAATCCCGTTCTGGCAATTCCGGAACATCAATACGAAACATCGCGGCTCCGCCAAAGTACTCCGTGGTGACAAATCCGGCCTCGCACTGATGACCGAACAGTTCAATTACCGCCCATCCTTCGAACTTCGCCTGTGATGCGTCCATAAGTTCCTCCTGAGTTATGCCCCTCATTTACCGCTTCATTGTTCTGGCTTCCGAATACGCTTCGATGAACGCCTTCGCTGTCTCCGCACAAATTGCATCGCCGTAACCCCGCAGTCGCAGAACACGGGCGGCAGCCCATGAGCCAGCGGGAATAAGCCGGGTCCAATTGGCCTCCACTTCCCGTCTCTCCCATACCACCAGTCGCAGTCGGCCCAGAAGCCGCGAGTTGCGCCTGCATCGGAAGCTGATCGAGCCGAGTTCGGGTCGAGCCATCCGGGTCCACGCCACTCTCGGACATCCCCGCTGTGTCCTTCCAATCCCGTGCGCTCGGAGTGCTCACTGTGGCCAACTCCACTATCCGGCGCGAATAATCGTTGTTCCCCGCAGCGTTGTAGGTCTCCGTTGCTGGACTTCCTGCCATCGGAGTCGGAACCGACGCGAGATGCACTGCTGTCTCCAGATCGGATGGTGATTTCCTTCCCGGTTCTCTTTGGAACTTCGCCATGTCGTGGCCGTGCTTTGGCTGTCTGGACGTGGGCACCGAAGTACAGGCGTTGCCGGATGTGTGGCGCACCAACGCTTGCCGCTCCAAGTACCGCCTTCCCAACGGCGTAGTTCTCCGCTTCCAGGTCAGTCTGAACAAGGTCGAGCCAGCCGAATCCAATCGCGTCATCAGACTGTTCTCCAAAGATGACTGGAGGCTTGCGCTTGCGGATGAGTCGTACCCAATCAGGCCAGAGGTGACGAGGGTCATCAAACCCTTCGCCTTTGCCTGCACACGAGAAGGACGGGCAGGGGCAGCTTCCGGTCCAGACGGGTTCGTCGTCTGGCCATCCGGCGAGTCGGAGAGCGTAACTCCACACGGCGATCCCGGCGAAGAAGTGGCACTGGGTGTATCCTCGAACATCGTCTGCTGAAACATCGATAATTGATCGCTCATCGACTTCCCCGTCTGCTACGACCCCAGCCTTGATCAGTTCGCGTATCCATTCCGCCTTCTCGGGATCATGTTCGTTGTAGTAGGCACCTTCAGCCAAGTTCCTATTCGACCCTCTTTTACCACCTACGGTTACTCCCTCGCCAGAGGTCAAATTCTGGCGAATACGGGCTCACTGCTCAAAAACGCTTATAGCTGTCCTATCCCGCAGTAGGAGCATTCGTTGAATGGCTCTCCGATAATTGCGTTCCCTGGAACCCAGTGATGTTTGCCGTCGGGCGACAGTGGACACTTGCCGGTGATCGAGCAGTAATCGCCACCATCGACGTCGTACTGGCATTTCTCGCACGCGCCACTGAGCATGACGCGGTGCCTACCACAATTCGGACATGCAATGTTGCGATAACTCACTTCGAAGCTCCTAATTTATCGTTTGCGAGTGTGACAAATGTGACAAAGCAGGTGATTCAGCAGGCAGGTAAGTTATTGATTCTATGGTGGACGTGACTGGGATCGAACCAGCGACCTCATCGTTGCGAACGATGCGCTCTCCCATAGCTAACCTACTGAATCGTAACCACTTCGTTGCCGTTTCCCTCGCTCAAAACGGCGGTTTTTTGTGACAAGTTTGTGACAAACTGTGACAACTTCCGCAATGCACGCCGCTGCGCCTCGGGAACCGCTTGGGCGTAAATGTCCATCGTGGTCCCAACGCGCGAGTGACGCGCCAGTGCCTGCACCGTCTTTGGATCCGCCCCTGCCTCAACCAGCCAGGTGAGGAACGAACGCCGCAAGCAATGCCAGTTCACCTTCCCGAGTCCGACCGCTCGCGCGGCTGGCTTGATGTGGCGGCCGAGAATGTTGTGATCGTCCATCTCGGCGCCGGCGTACACCGACTGGAATATGAGATCGTCCGGCCCGTCGGCGCGCACGGCCTTGACCTTGCGCGTCGCACGACCAGCTCGGTATGTAACTGTCATGTCCTTCAGTCGGTTGATACGCTGGATCACCTCGGGCGGGACGCCGATCGTCGCTGCGCTGTGTACGCTCTTCGTGTGCGACCAGTCGCCGCGGCAGTACCGCTCCTCGATCGCGATCGAATCCTCGCCGATGCAGCGCCACTTCAGGCCGATCAATTCGCTCACGCGCAGCCCCGTCCACACGGCGACAAAGACCATTGTCGCGTACGGTTCACGGATCCCGGCGAGAATCTGCACGAACTCCTCGGGAGTGATGACGAACTTCTTTCGCTTCCCGCGCTTGTCCGGAGGCAGAGTGACATTCTCAAGGGGATTGCCTTCGACCAGTCCGAAGCGCCTGGCCGAACGCAGCACGCTCGAGAGCGCGTCGCGTACCTTCACTCGTGTCGGATGCTCGATGCTTTTCGCGGCCATCCCACTAAAGAACACCTGCAATTCCATCGTGGTGATTTCCCGGAAGCACATCGAACCGAACACCGGCTTGAGATGGTTATCGATCGCACGCTCGTAGCTGTCTCGCGTGGTTGACGCCAGCAGTGGTGACTCGGTGATGTTGTAGTGTTTGTCCACGTAATCGCTGAACTGCATCCCGCCGCCGACGTTCTGCAAACCCTGATTGATGGACTGCAGGTAGTCGGCTGCGAGCTTTCTTACTTCGCGTATCTTCTTCGAGCCGCTACACAGCTTTTCGCGATGCTGCCTGCGAACGCGCTGGCCGTTCTCGAAAAAGTCCTTCCGTACCCGTATGTACCACCAGTTCCCGATTCGCTCGGGTTCTGGGTCCTGATACCGACGTCTGGCCATCTGCTCGAGTTCTCCTTTCGAGAGCAGAGAGCCTTTCTTCGCCGGCGGTAGAGTATCGGATTGTGTACGGGTAGACAACGGGTTTGTTACTCCACAATGTTGACGCGCATGCCTTCGACCGCGCGGTACCTGCCGCTGCCATCTGCCGGCAGCAGAAACCCGAGTTCAACCAGTTCCTTTAGCGCTTCGGAAACCCGCGGCGACGGCGTTATGCCCATGCCGCGCTCAGTAATGGCGGCGATGATTTCCGACGGACGCTTGCCGCTGGACAGTGCACCGTCGGCGATGAGCACGGCGATGCGCCCCTTGGCGTTCGAGCTGTCCATCTTGATCGTGCGGCGCTCGACGCGGACCTCAATCTCAGGCTTCGAATGCGCAATGGTGGCGAGGATGCCAGGCGCTTCTTTGGCCAGGCGTTCCTTTATGTGCTGGTAGATTGAGTCAGCGTCGTCTGTTCTCGGGAACGTTTGGCCATTCAGTGGAACCATGGGCTTATTCGGTTCCGGTTCTGCGACAAACGGCGCCGGCAGCGTCTTGTTTTCGAGCTCGACGATGCGCGCCCGGAGCGCTTCGATTTCCCGCTGGGCTTTCTCGTAAAGCGGCTTGTACATGTCATCCTCGTTTGCTTCGGAATTGGAATTGCCGTAGGCTTCCCCATCTGGTTTCAGGAACATTCCCGGTGGCTCGTAAACGACGTGCGCAACCTTGGGTGCGTGCCCGGGCGGAAGATCATCATGCGGTGGATACGCCGTGCGGACGTCACCGATAGTCGGCTCTAGTGGTGCCTGGCAAACTGCGTTGATGGTTCGGACGGCGGAGTGGGCAATCCTGCCCGTCGCGATACCAATCGCATCGGCCGCATTTATCCACGTCGGCTGCACGTATGTCTTGTGGACATTGGTTACCCAGCAGGCGAAAAACTCGCCCAGCTTCAACTGGGGAATGTCGCCCTCTTTCGGACGCTTGACGCCCTTGGGGATGGCATCGAGCGATCGCCGTATCTCGTTCGGCTCACGCTGCACGCCCAGCAGCCAGACCGCGGCGGCGCGCAGGATTTCCTTTTCCACGCCAGCCATGTCCTGCGAGTCGATCCAGATGTAGTTCTTGAGCGCGGCACCTTCCCGCGCTAACTTGCGGACTTCAACCTTGACTGGAGTGTTGCGGCCTTGCGGGACGAACTTCCATGCCTCGGGGATAATGGTGATGACGTCCTGGGCGTGCTGATAAATCCATCGAATCGAGGAACTGATCACCAGCAGTTGTAATTCCTCCGGGTACTCACGCACGTCCATGACGTTGAGACCTGGCGCAAGGTCCACAGATGGAGTTTTGGGAAGCGACCGGACCAGTGGTACGACTTTAGACAGATACTCTCCCAGCAGCATGAAGATGTCTTTGTCCATGCTGCGCTTAGAGCGCTCCATCAAGTCAGAGACGTTGCGCTGCACTCCAGCGAGGCCATGGGCGCCCTTGCAGGCCTTTACGATCCAAGCGCGCTCGAACTTCATCCGCTGCTTCATGGTGGCTTCGAGTATCGACTCGATAAACTCCCAGTCGGCACGTTCCTGGAAGTAGGGCAATATGCGGCGCCCCTGGGAGAATCCGGATTCCCCGCGCTTGGTGATGAACGCGATGGCGCGGAGACCACTGCGCGAAATCAGTGCTTCGAGAGCCGTAGTTTTGCCGGCCTCCTGGGTCTGTCCGCAGACTGCCATGTGGCGCAGCGGAATCTCGATCGCTTTGCCAGTGCCAACTTCGTAGCCCAAATGGATGTTCATCGTTTCGTTTCCTACACTGTGGATACTGAATCAAACTCCACATAGGTCAAGTCTGTTAAGCGGGTGACTTCTATGCTGCCGTCCTCAAAGCGCTGACGCCACTGGTAGCGTCCATAATTTGGATATTCGAGCGTCCACTCATCGTCATCGTCGAGCGATTCGACCATCTCTTTGACGTGCTCGGTTTTGCACTCCTGCCACGGCTCACCGCATAGACACAGTTCCTCGTGGACCGCCTCTTTCAGTTTTTCGCCGGGAACAAGGAAGCACTGCGCACCATCGCCAGTCGTTATCAGGACGTACCATTCGACGCAGCTCATCTTCAGTTGCTCTCTTTCGTTGTGCGCGACGTTGGATCGTCGCAATTTCTGTGTTTCACTTGAGAACCCTCGAACCGGTACTTGTGGCCCTTGAGTATCGGCTTGCCACATTGAGCGCATCGGCGGCCTTTTGTCGGCAACGGCTGGCCGCACATCAGGCAGAGTTCTCCGGATTGTTGCTGCTTCTTCAGGCTGAGTGGCCTCCATCAAACGGAATCGCATCGGCCAGCACAAATACCTGAAGTGGTTCGCGCCCCTCGTGTCCAAGGCAGTGGTGCTTACCGTCGTGACACTGGAATAGCGGATGTGTACGATCAATGACGATATGCCGCTCGCATCGATCGCAAAACACCATGCGCGGATCCTCTGTCGACTTAAGCATTAGCAATCACCTCAAAGATGCCTAGTGGTAACCATCCAACCGCTCCCTCGTGCGTCCCTCCAACAGCGAGTACAGTCGGGAGATCGAAGAACTCGCCCGGGCTATGCGCTCCGTCTGGGGATAGATGTGGTACTCGGTCCCCAGGGGTCCAGTAGCCAAGGAATCCAACGACCAAATTCTGTAGCAGTGAGTCCGGATCGAAATCCATATCTTTACCTTTCATCGTCGCGGCGCGCACCGCGTAGCGGCCAGCGGCACGGATCATGTCAGCAAATTCCGTGCGTGTGACGACGTGTAACTTCTCATATGTACCGAAACTGCAGATAAGAGCCTTGGAAGTCGTTCCCATCCGAAATACCATCGGTGGAGGTTCAAAACCTTCGTTCTCGGCAGACGGGTCGCCGTATATCCAGTGATCTTTCGGAAGAGGCATTGACATCACAGCAAAACCGGAACCGTCGGAAAGCACGCCGGCGTTTTCAATCTCGCCATTACAGGCGTTGGCAATCTGCTGGAGTACATTCTTTTCCTCGCTCATTTCCACCATCCTTTCAACCTGATTGACAGGCCATCGCTATATTCAACATCGATGTCAATGGAACCCATAAGTACCAAGTACAACAGGCACCATCTGATTGTTCTCAACAAGATCACTTCCTCGCTGGCGGCAGTGGCCGCACTGAATATTCCTTTTTGCTCTCGTCCTTCAGGTACGGGAACTCGTAACAAAACCAGTGTTTCGGATCGTAATACAGCGGATCCCGCTCGCGTTCCATGGCAGCCAAGACGGCACTGGTATCTGTTTCGTCCATGGCTACGCTCTCCGCAGCATTGCTTCACATTCGGTGGCGCTGCGCACGGACTTGCGCTTAGACATCTCTCTTCGGATGCCACGCACATCGATGTTCAGGTCGTCGATGTATCGCGACATCGTATTGCGGTGGACTCCGATGGCACGTGCGGCGCGGCATTGATTCCCACGGTGCTGAGTCAGCACGCTCACCACAAACTCGCGGCGAACAGCTTCTACTGCTTCGTCGAGCGTGACCTCGGCGCTGACCATTGCTGATACCAATTGCTGTAGTAGGACTCTCATTCCCTCTCCGCTCCTATGACTGAATAGACAGCGTTCGACCTGCCGGTACGTTGAAGTCGAACGCTGCCTGTTTCGTTGCCATGGCCTGGACCTCTTACGAAATGACCGGTATGTCCTTGATGTCGAGGATGCGGATAAACCGCGCAACCTCATCGATCGCCGCAATCTGCCACTTGCCGCCATCGGCCTCGGTGAGCATGAGCGTCGGTGACTCGCCACCGCGCGCCCGGAATACGAAATCCGAGATAGGTTGGTGGCATTCGGGGAAGGTACGATACGGCGCCAGGCTCACAGTGCGCTTGATTTCGACGTTTTCCTTGATGCCGAGGCCGGCCTTGATCGTGACTTTCTGGCTGACTCCGTCGTCCTCGGAGAGACTGGTTGCCTCGGTCGTCATGGCCGATGCAACCTTGAGGACGTACTCGCGGTCCGGTGTATCCGCGAACAGAGCAGTGACCGCGATCACGAAACTCTCTTGGTCGAGCCACTTGCCGAACTGGTATTCGGTGAAGTTGACGGGCGAGGCTTCGATGAGCACCTGGCGCCGACCACACTCGTCGGACACCTTCGACACCAGTTTGACGTTGCGATGGTCAACGACGTGGATGAGGTACTGCTCAAGATCGAACTTCTCGATGTTCTGCTGGATCAGGTCGGCGAGGCCGTTGAGAGTGGTCACTCTCATCGGCTCGGGAACCGGCAGCTTCACCGGCTGCTCGGGCTGTTGGGGAGAGTCGTACACTTGGTAGAGTCTCTTACTGGAATAGGTTTTGCCGTTGATTTGAAACGTCGTCGGCGATGCAATTTCCAGAACTCTGTCAATGGCTTCCTTGATCATTTTCTTATCTCGCTTCTGTGAATTGGTACTGCGGTGAAACCTAGTTTCCCTTCAATGGCGGCGCGTATCCCGGTGTTGCCGCCGGTACTCCGGCACCATGAGAATGCTCACCGATGGGCTTGATTTCCGTCGTCATTGGTTCCTGGAAAAGCGCTTCCTGACGGACATCGGCGTTGAACAGCGTGATCTCCTTGCTGTGCGAGTCCATTGCGATGTAGGCCATGGCCTGTCCTGGCTCTGCGCCCGGAAGCTCGGTCTTCACCTCATAGACGATTTGGGCGGTCTGGCCCTTTTTGTCGGGCTTGACCTTGATCGTCAGTTTCAGTTTGCGAACGCCCTCGTTTGGCACGTTCGGATCGGCGATGTTCTCAGCAATCTTGACGAAGGCCCTCTGCACGAGAGCCGACATCTCACCGCCAGCGATATTGTTCAGGTCTAATTTCTGGGCGTTGCTCACTGCTACCACCTCCTGTAAGTCAGTTCCGTAATCCACCTTCACTACGCATGAGTGCTAGAGCCTCGTCGTAGCTCATCAGCCGCAATACAAAGCGATTGTTCCGTGCGTCGGGGCCGGACTCACCGCCGACGACAACCCAGTTGATCAGCAGAGTGTTTAAGTTACGTACTAGAACATCCTCAAGTAAGGGTTCAGCGGACCACCAACGAGTGATCGCTGGCGTTTGCCTCAGAATGTCCAAGTACGCATCTGCGCACTTTTTCGTCCCCGCACTGACGCCTTCCCAGATGTGTGCGTATTTTGCTGCGGCGATGCCCTTGCCTTCCTCGGTCTGTGTTAAGAAGTGCAATCTCCGCTCTGGCCTTTTGGTGAGAATCTGAAAGGTATGACCCTTGTGCAGCGCGCCGGCGAGTGCCATCACTGCATAGACTTCGCTGATCCATTCATCGGGCACAAACTCGCCGTACAGGTCCGTCATTGAGCACACGAAGAACGTGGACGGCTTGCGAATGTGCAGCGGTTCCTCAAGTACGCGCTGGTCGAGATAGAGCTCGACTTTGTCTGCCTGATCGACGGCGTAGCGGATTCCGTTGCCGAAGCGCCCGGAGTTCATCCGTTCGGCATAGCAGTTCTTGCATTCGGAAGCTACCTTGGTGCAGAACCAGCCGCGTTTGCTGGTCTCACGGTTTCGCGCCCGTATTGGGTTCCACGTGCGCTCCGTCCACTCGATTGATGTCTTACTCATTCTTCAGAACAGTCCTTTCACCTGATTGAGCCGGTCCGTGTTGTGCTGCAGCCAGTCTTTGGCTTCGTCGTAAATCTCGGCATAGCCATCGGAGAGCGGCTTGTATAGGTCGCTCCTCAGCTTCTAGCGACAAGAGTGAAGGTCCTCTGTCCGCGCTGCTTTGCCTTCGCAAAACAGCGGTTGTCTTTTTCGTTCTCGCTGATCTGAATCACGTCTCCTCCATCCATATGTTCTTTGTGGTCACAGCCATACACTGATACTGCTAGTGAATGGTTTCCGCTTCCATGGAATCGGCGACGGGAAACATGCCGACGTGGTGCGCAATCTGCTCGCCCATGTCCATATTGAAGCCCGCACGGCAAGCGACACAGTTCGTTACCGGCAACGGCGGATCGTCTAAAAAGAAGCGAAGAGTCTGCTTGTGATTGCAACGGCGGTTTGTGCATTGGTACGTTACTTCTCTCAATTCTTCTGGCATTGATAGACATTCCTCCTGAGATATAGGTGTGGCGCCGCGTATTTCAAGGAAGGCCATCCACCGCGCCCCGTTCGCGGATCTCCCGCGACACCATGCACGGCGCCACTTGCCAGCAGAGCGGATCGTCGCCGCTGGCAAACTTGGTTACAGCGCCTTACCGGGAATCTTGCGAATGTGATCCGCGAAGAACTTCCCTTTTGATTCCGACTTCATAAAGTTTCGGTGGACTTCCGGCGAGACCCCTTCGTACTGGTAGGTCTTGCCACTGGAAAAAGTCACCTGCAAGTGGCCGGTTTTGTCGTCGTAACCGATCGACTTGATGCTGCTGGAACTAACTGCGGTGTGTTGCATAGGCATGGTGTTCTCCTTTTCAGTACTGCTATTTGCACCTCATTTACCAACTACCACAGAACCTGAAATCTTAGCGTTTCCGTCCAGTTGTGCGCGGTTCAAGCTTCGAGTAGGCCCGGACGCCCGGGATATTGGTCGCGCCCTTGAGCGCCTTGACGACCTTGCCGATCGCCGATTCGTTGATCAACAGGTACTCGCGCGGTACGGCGTTTGCATCGGCGATCTCGAAATACCAGTTCTCCACCATGGAGCCCTGCCCTTCCACTTTGGCGCTGACAGTCTCCGGTACCACGACCGGTACGGTTGGCACAATGACCGGAGCCACAGGAGCGACCACGACAGGAGTCGCAAGAATGGCCCTGGCGACTTCAGGCTTGCCTGCAGCTTCAGCAGCGATGGCCTCATTTATCCGAGTCTCTTCCGCCTTGCGCTGCGCTTCCTCGTGGGCTTTGCGTGCTGCTTCTTCCGCAGCCTTGCGTGCTTCCTCCTCGGCCTGGCGCTGCGCTTCTCGTTGCTGCCGATCGAGCTCTTCCTGTATCCGACGGCACTCGGTTTCATACGCCGACAGCTTAGAGCGGATAATTGTGTCGGGTTCGTCGAGATTGTCGAGGTGCCTCTTCTCCTGTGAGCAGATAGCCTTCCATGTGTCATAGGCCTTTTTCTTCGACTCGACGAAGTCGGAAATGATGTCCTTGCGGAGTTCGGCGATGCCATTCAGCAGATCCCACGCGATCTGCTTGGTCTCGGCGTCGCGGACCACGAGCGCTACAGCGCGGTCAAGCAGGCCATTGCGCTTGGTTTCAATCTTTTCGATCGCCTGCTCCATTGCCTGCTCGGCAATAAGCGGCGCGAGGGTGTGAGAAGTTTCTACGGCTGGTGTGGCCATGATGAATGTTTCCTTTCCTTAGAGGTTCAATTTGTAACCACGATTCAACTGCAACCAAACGACGGCGAGCGACCATGCGAACGCTTGGTAATCGCCCTCGTCCTCATACTTGTGCATCTGGTATGTGCTGTTCTTGCGTAATTGCACGGCATAACGATCACGGTGTAACTGGTTCGGACATTGCGGCATCGTGGAGTCGTATCCCGCGAGCTGCAACCCCCACCAGGCGTACTTGCTTTCGCCGGTTTTGATTTCGAGGACAGACTCCCGCCCGTTCACAATGGCGCGGCGGTCGTACTTGCGTCCGACCGGCATTCCGTTGATGGTGCCAATCGCCTGTTGTTCCACGTCGAGAATCTGCACGTCGCACTCACGCTTAAATTGCAGCCACTGTAGCACGTAGGGCAAATACTCGGCATTGATGGGAGAGAGGTCAATTTCTTCCTCAGGCACGCCAGCCATCTCGGTATCGATAAATTCGGTGATGGCATGGACAGCGGTACCGCGAGCACTGGCACGTTCGAGGATATCGGACTGGATGTCGTCATAGTTAGCCCATCCGGTCTGCTTGAGCACCTGCGTCGTTGACGGGATGACAACGCCGTCTGACCGTATATACAGATGTCGAGCTTCATCGAAAGTGAAAGCAACCGCAGCGGTGGCCATGGCTATTTCCCCCCTCGCGCAGCCCATGCACAGGCTTCCTCATATCCCGACTTGGGCATCAGGCGATCATCCTCAATACCAAAGCGCTGTATGAGGTAGTTCTTCATCTCTGTCTTGGTGACGCCATTGCCCATGCATAGCCCAAAGAAGCGGCGCGCTTGAGGAACGGTAATGGTCTCGTAATTTGGTTGAGACGACGGGGTTTGCTGATCGCCTATCGGCGAATGCGCTACCTGTGGCAGCGGTGCGGACTGAGCCGGTTGTGTAGCTGGCTGGGGCGGCGCACTACTGCCCTTTCGTTGTGGCATAGCGACCGGCGCGGCAGGCTTTGCTGGTTGGCTTGCGCTGCCGGCGCCGCTTGCCGCTTCGCCATCGGCGACTTCGTGCTGCAACTCCTCGGGGAGATCCTCGATGTCCTGGGTGAAGATGTCGGACGCCGCAGTGACAGTCAACGTGACATCAATCTGTGAGCGCTTCTTCGCCATCTTGAGCACCGTATTGGCGACGTCGGCCCACTCGGTACGAACCTGCTGAATCTGGTAAACGCGGTCGCGTTGGTCTTTGCCCCATTTGATACGCCGCCGATGTTCTGGAGTGGCATCAAATTCTTCCTGGCAGACTGCGCGGCGCCACTTGTATTTCTCTTCGTTGGAACTGGCCTCGCCGATTCCTGATCCGAGATAAGCGCCCGTCGGGATGCTGGTCGCACGAGTGGTCACGCGGAAGCGTGCAACGTCGTCGGTACTCAGGTCCTCGACGATCGGCTCGATCGCGATGTGGAAGGTGCTGAGTAATATTTCCGAGCCAGGCTTCCAGAGACTCGGCTTTTTCGTCCCGGGGATGACACCATAATGCTCGCCTTCCTTCATTACGGCGCGCATGACTTCCTGTATCAGATTGACCTGCGCTCTGATCTCGGCGGCCGATTGCGGCTTACTGGGAACCTCGTGTTTGACTTCGACGATTGCTGCATTCGATCCCATGCAGTCCTCCTTTATTTAACCGGCTCCTTCTTAGGGACCGGCTTACTACTAAGCTCTCGCGAGACCCATTGCATGGCGTGCTCAATCCCGCATAGATGGACAGCGTCAACGTTAATGACGTCACGCACGATGTCAGCGGCTTCGTCCCACATCGTGGAACCCCATGGCAGCAGTAGCACTCCGCCGTTGACGACATGTCCATGGAACCAGTGATTGGCATCGCTGGCGTGATGCTTGTCGCACAACTCGCACTTGTAGGTCTCCGGTACCCTCATCGCGTTACCCACTCCGCAAACAGACGAATACCGTAGGCGATACCGACAAAGATCAAGTAAATCGCCGTGCTGCACAGACCTAGGGCGAGCGACTTACACAGCGCTTCTGCGTGCGACCGGAACAGTCCTGGCTTGGTGGATTGCGCCCTGTGCTCCTCGTGCCAGCGCTCATTGTTGTTCTGCCACTTATCGGCAATCCGTAGCGATTTCAGGAAGTGGATATCCTGCTCGGTGATTTCCTGTTTTTCCCAAAGAACCGACATGGTCTTATCCTCTGGCTACAGCGGCGTAAACCTTTCGCTTGGACTGTAGTTCCGCAAAGCAACGCTGGCAGACGGTGGGATCTTTCGGATCAGGCCTGTGCCGCTTGAAGATTGGGCGTAATTTCTCGTTAATCCCCAGCAGGAGATGTTGATTGCGGCGTCCGCCAACCTTTTGGCAAGGCAACTTGATGCGACGATTGTCGCGGCCCGTCAGCAAACTCATACAAAAACTCATTGAGCCTCCAAGATGGCATTGGCGATTTCCTGATATGTCGCATTGACCGCGATGGCGATGGCATGTTTAATGCGAGGATCTGCTGTAGCGAGTGCCGGATCGTCCTCGTATTGCTTCATCTTGCGCTGGCCAACCTCAATTGCAATCTCAGCCGCACGCTGGCGGGTTCCTTCCGCGACTGCCGTCGCTTTCTCTAGGGGAGTCAACATGATCACCTCACGGCACGGCTGCGCTTCACGGACGCAGCTCGATAACTTCCCGCATAGTTGTTTGGTTGGTGAAAATTGGTAGCGGGGCCGGGAGTTCAACCCGGTAAAGTCTGGGTTATGAGGCCAGCGAGCGCAGCGTAGCTCAATCCCCGCATTGAAATTGGTTGCGATATTCATGCCACTTCAATCTCCCGCTGAACATCGGATAGCTTCTTGTTGAGCGCACCCACAACACGAAAGCCGTTCTTCCAGATGGCATTCGCTTCAACTCCGACAAGGATGCAATCTTTCAGAATCGCGTCGGAGATCATTGGGTATTTGCGGCGCAATTCATCGAGTTGGCGCTTCCAGTAATTCATGCACGGCCTGCAGCGCGATCACACGCCTCTTGTTCGGCGCGGTCTTCTTCGGCTTGCTCGGTGAATTCGTCTCCGGTGTAGCCGGGTTCCATGTCTTCCAATTCCCACGTCTCCACCTCTACAGTCTTCTTCGTTTTTTTCCCGACATTGCCAAAGTAGGTTGCGAGAGTGATTTTCAATATCCCTAGCTGCGACTCAAAACGACAGAAGTAATCATCTGTGACCGCGTTGCCACCCAAGATTTTCATGGCAGCCTGAAATGAACTGCCATCGTGATAGTGAAGAGCGAGGCCATTGAAGCCACCTGTTTCAACACAGAATGGAGGATGAGATTCCAATTTCTCCGCGAGACGATGTAGCGCAGCGGCCAATTCGTGGGAGGTATTGAGTTCACTATGGTTCATGTCATGCCGCTCCTTAGACGGCAGAAATTGCGGTTACCTTACAGGCTCCTCTGTCTTGGCAAGACCTAAATCCTTGCGCGCCTGTTCCAGTACGACGGCGCGGATGTAAGCGGTGCGAGTGCGATGCACACTTTTCCGCGCTGCCCGTTCGACGAGGCGTATGTCGGCCCGCGTCTTGAAGTAGACGTCGATGCCGTTGCGTGGCAAGCTCCCTGGATGCCCGCCGCGTTTCCTGTGAGTTTCCCTGTCTGTCATAAGTATTGGTCATTTACCTGTAAATAGATTTACGTGCATGTTACCCGCAATGACAAAGTGGTGTCAAGCCAATTCTTCGGGGGAGAAGTAGATATCGACCCGTTTGTCATGCCGTCGGCCCTCGACTTGGCGCTTACGGCGCAGCCCGGGGATCGGCGATGTTCCCTTGCCCTTCTTTTTTAGTGGTGCCATACGGGTATTTTGGGGGTATTACCAAAGTTATGCAACAGAATTTTGGTACATGTGCGGGATTATATGAGTGGTCATTTCCCACTATGAAAACAAGAGGCCCATTTCTGGGCCTTTCTTGCTCGAAAGTTACGGACTCCGGCGCTTTGGGCTGCACTGAACAAGCAAGTGATTACGGGCGTAATGAAGAATTTCACCTACCTGGGCGTCGGTCAGAGGTTTAGCCGGGCCTAGCTCGCTTTCTAGGAACTTGCGAAAAAGTGATAGCGTGTCTGCGTCATCCATTTTTGTCCCCTTTGTTCCGATTGCAAAACCGCCCCAACATTTACCACGGATTATAGGTATCACCGGTGGGTGTTCGTGAAGTGACTCTGGTTGTAGAACCTGTTTGGGAGGGGTAACTAAGTTTGGACAATTAGGGTGGCGTTCTCCGCGAGATATCCACTTTTACACAAAGTTTTCCTATTTATACCTCATTTACCCGCAGATTTTTCTTGCAGCCGGGCCACCAAAACGACTACAAAGCAGGCATCCGCTTTTAGTTATCCGTCCGGATCGACTGCGTGAGCGTCGCAGTGGGAATCTCGGGCGAGGTGTGCGCATTGTCAACGAATAAGATCCGTCCGCGTCCGGTTTTGCGCTATTACGGCGGCAAGTGGAGACTTGCGCCCTGGCTCATCTCGCTGTTCCCGCCACATCGGATCTACGTTGAACCATTCGGCGGTGGCGCGTCCGTGCTGATGCGAAAAGAGCGCACCTATGCCGAGGTGTACAACGATCTCAATGACGAAATCGTGAATGTTTTCCGGGTGCTTCAGGATCCCGACATGGCGAATGCCCTTTGCCGGCAGTTGATGCTGACGCCCTATGCGCGCAATGAGCTAGAGCGAGCATACGTGCCGTCGCTGAACCCGATCGAGGCAGCTAGGCGCACAATCGTGCGCTCATTTATGGGCTTCGGAAGCACCGCCCTTGAGACGCCGCGCGGCTTTCGAAGCAGGGCAAGCGTTTGGGGACACACAGGATTTCGTCGTTCATCGTACAGGAGTGGCACGATTCCGGCACACGACTGGGCGAACTATCCCGTTCAGATTCAGAACTTCATCGAGCGACTCGCCGGCGTGGTGATCGAATGTAAACCGGCGGCCGAAGTGATGGCCGACCACGATCGCGCGGACACTCTCCATTACGTCGATCCCCCTTATCTGCAGCAGACGCGCTCGAGCCCACGGCACGAATATCGGCACGAAATGACCGAGCAAGATCACATTGACCTCGCCAATCAACTCCATCGACTGAAAGGCATGGTCGTGCTGTCGGGGTACCCGAGCTCGCTGTACGACGACGAACTGTACCGAAATTGGACACGGCTGGAACGTATCCACATGGCCGATGGCGCTCGGAAGCGTACCGAGGTCGTTTGGCTGAATCCAGCCGCGGCCGAGAACACCCACCATTCAACGCTGTTCACTGAAACCTCGGAGGTGCTTCGCACGTGAGCATGATGGCGGTCTTTGAGTGCGCACACTGTAAATCTCGGACCATCCGCGGCTACTACAAGGGCGGCGATATGTACCAGGCGGAGTTGCCTTGCCTGCCCTGTAAGGCAGTAACCGATCACAAGTTCGACGAGTACGAGTTCATCGACGAACGCTCCGACGTCGTTCGCGCGCAGGAGGCGCGAGAAAAAGCCAATGGCCGTTGATGCCCAGCATCTAGCTCAGCGTTATGGTGAGCAACTAGGTCAGCTACTCGCTGACCTTGCAGTAGGCAACAAGGTACCTGTGCCGAAAGCGATAGCTGGACCGCAGCTACCGTACTTGCCGCTGTACCCTTCGGACTTCTATGGCAATCCGATCGTCGACGCGATGACGGACCGCCAGCAGAACTGGTACCGCCGACTCCTCGATAAGTCGTGGCAGATGTCCGAACCTTGTTTCATCCCCAAAGACATGAACCTTATCGCCGGCCTGTGTCGCTGTACTCCGTTGGATTTACAGGGAGAAGGCGGTATTGTCCTCGATCGATTCACGGAGACGACTGACGGTAAACACCTCTTCAACTATCGGCTTTTGAAGGAGTACATCCTCGCGCGGATCCCGTACGACGCTCGTGTGCAGGCAGGTAAGCAGACCGCTCAGAAGAAGAAAGCAGGCAAGTCACCTACTAGCTCACCTACTAACTCACCTGATAGTTCACCTGATAGCTCACCATCTAGCAAGCTGGATGACAACCAGAACCAGAACCAGAACCATGTAAATACAGAGAGAGAGATAGCGTTTGAGCTCGAGGACGCCGACGAGAAAGTGCGCGCAATCTTCCGTGAGCATCCAGCCAACAAGCATATCCGGGAGCGTATCGAGATCCCGCGCGAACAGGCGGACGCCATCCTCCAAGCCCTCGCCGTCGACGGCTTCGATCTAGTTCTCGCAGGCACCCGCAACCTAGCCGACGCCGTCGCGCACTGGCCAAAGTCAGAACACCGGTTTATGCCGAACCCCGTCAAGTTCTACCGGGAAGGTGAATATCGCAAGGATCCCGCGATATGGGACCGCAGTAAACCCCAAACACAGGAGCAGAACCATGAAACGATGCCGCCAGGATCTAGTAACGCGCAAGTCGGAAGATCAACTCGCAACGCCGATCGAATCGTTGAGTCCATCCGAAAGCACCGTGGCCCGGATGTTGTTCCTTCTGGCAGCTAACGCGAAGTACGAGATGACGGACCCAGAGACCGATCTCTGGACGAAGTCCCTCCTTGAGTTCGATCCGGCAGACGTCGCGAGCGTGGTCAATGGGTACCTGCGCACTCCGGAGAGCAAGTTCTTCCCTGCTCTGGGCACGATCGTCGGACCGCTCGAGGCGATGGCAGCCGAACGGCGTCGCCAGCAGCAGATTCAGGCGGAAACCGGGGAGCGTCGAGAACTGATTCGGCGCCGTGATGCCGGCGAATTCGGACCCATGCCGCCAGAGCAGGCGGAAA